CGTGTTGGTGGAAGATTTATATTTTCACAATAATTCTTATACGCATCTCCTGTCCAGATATTGCAATCGTTTTTTAAGAGATATTCTATTGATGTCTCACCACGTAAGAACCATAATAACTCTGTTACAATTGATTTCCAACTCATCTTCTTGGTTGTAAGAAGTGGAAATCCTTCACTCATTTTATGACGGATTTGTCTACCAAATACACTTAGTGTTCCACCGTTTCTAGTTTCTTTTTTTACACCATTTTCTAAAATATCTTTTAGTAAATTTTGGTAATCTAAATCTAATTTATTCATAACCAATAACGGTTTTTATAAGGTTTATTTTCTTTTTGTTTTTTTAAAAATGTAGTATAATCAAAACCTAAATTATTTTCTTTGTAATAAGATATTAATTCATTTACTGAATTCCAAGTTTGGATGAAATTTTGTTCTAAATCATATTCTTTTATTTGTTTTTTAGGTTTGTTATTATTACCTAATAAAGCTTTACTCATTTTTTGTTTAGTTTCTTCTGTTCTTTTTTTTCCTAAATTAGCTTTTTTTAGTTTTTCTGTTCTTTCAGGATTTTTATAGCACTCATGTCCTTTTCTTAAATTATCTAATGCTTCTCCTTCTCTTTTTTTCCCTTTATTTTTATTAGATATTATTATTCTTGTTTCTTCAGAATGAGTAATAGGACCAAATGGTTTTGTTGTTTTATTGTAATATAATGGATTATTAACTACATCAAAATATTTTAACCAGTATTCTTCTCTTTCATCTAATTGATTAATATCCCCAACATATTCTAAAATTTCAGTTATAATATCCTGGTTCCAATCTATGTTGTATTTTTTAATATCTTTTTTCCAATCTACTCCACTTCCATAATAGTTAGGATCATTTCCATTGTGTTGACCTATATATGATTTTTCGGTCAGAAGTAATGTTTTTTTATAAATGTATGCTTTCATAATATTGTTTTTATTATAAATATTATGAAATACAGGAACATTATCTATTTTCGGAAAAATCCATTGTCAAGTATGTCTTGAAGGAGGTTTGTATATGTTTTATCTAGATTGTTCATTCACTATAATTTTAACTTTACCTGATGTAATTAATCCAATTACTTTCTCACATTCTTTCCAGTTTTTACAACCGCTTAAATCAATTTTAATTATATTTCTCTTATTCATACAAATGTGGATTATTTTCTAAAATGGTAGCAATTGCTCCAACTATTTCCTCAGGACCAAATGAAGTCTTCCAATCACATTCCTCTGTAACTTGTTCTACCCACTCCATGTAGAGTTTGTATAGTTCTTCTCTATTGACTTTCATTTATAAAGTTCTTTTAATAGGTCATCATACTTTTTTGATGAATGAGTTATAGATGAAAAAAACTCTCTCATAGTACCTGCTAACTTCAGTTGCTTTTCGTATTGCTCCTGTTGAGCAGCTTTATAACCTAACTCAATAGCATCAATCATAGATGTATTATTTAAAGGTTTCCCTTCAAAATTCTCTTTATATATTTTTTCTAAAGTATCTTTATTCATTGACTTCAAGTTTTGGTCGGTATGAGTTTACTAATTCCATTATCTCTCTAGTTAATGATCCTGCGGTTTTAGTTCCATCAAGATTCCATCGGATGATGAGATATTCAATTTCTGAGTATAGTATTTCGCTATTCATATCTAGTCTTCTAAATTTAAACCATAGCTATTAAGTAGCTCTCTTATTTCTTCTCTAAGTTTATCTGCTACATCTATTTCTGTATCTGTAGCTTGATTTTTAGTTGAATCAAGAATACCAACACCATGCTTAACAGTACTACGTAGCATTTGATCTAAATCCCACATAGCCATTTTCCATTTGTAACCATCTAATGCTACTCTTGCGTCTTGTGATTCTTCAAGTGAATCGAATTCTAGAATTATCTTTCCCATAACTTTTTTATTTTAAATATACGAATAAAAATCTTGTAGTCCTAGTTTTTGATAAGAAATTTGTTTCTTAGTGGATAGTACCATTCATATAGGAAAAAGTTATGCCATTTAAAATGGCGATCTACATCATCAATAAATTGCATCAGGTACTCTGATAATTCATGTAGTTCATCCTCAGTTGGTTTCTTGTCTTTGTAGTACTCCTTAACCTTCTGCATGACAGTATTCAGATCTGTAGTCATCAAGTCACCATATGTGATTGCATAACTTGGAAAGTCACAAATATCAAATACTTGATTGTACTTTAGTTTCTTAGTTGGTAATTTATACTTGGTTTCTTCTGATGAAGCAGACCAATATGTGTACCAAATGCTGTTAATCCATCTTGAATAGCTCATTTTTTATGTGGGTCTCTTTGAATGTCAATTCCGAATTGGAAATTTAAAAATTTAAAACTTAATACAAATTGAGGAGTATATACTCCTGTTTCGAAAAAACTATATTTGTTGTAAAGCAAACATATGGTAGGAATTAGGTGTATTTCACCTAATCCCTTAATACCAAACCAATTAAAGTCGTACTTGCCCATTATAGATCTTTTCCGTTTTTAGCAATTGCATGTAAAAACTCTTCACGAATTAAATTTCCTGGTTCCATAAATACACCACTAAATTTATTTGTAGTCATAGTGGAGGTAGGATGTTTAATTCCTCGATTTGAACAACACATATGTTTAGAAGCAATACTAACTGCTACTGATTTGCAATCCAATTTATTAGCTAGGAAACCATGGATTTGTTGTGTTAGTGATTCCTGCATTTGTGGACGACGAGCAAACCAATCTACTACACGGTTCAATTTACTTAAACCAACAATTTTTTCTCCAGGTACGTATGCTACTGAGGCATATCCTGTAAATGGAAGATTGTGGTGTGCACACATACTAACAACAGGAATACCTGTTTGAATTACTACACCTGTATAGTTTTCCTCATTGGGGAATACAGTCATTGATGGTTCTTCTGTAATTGAACCTAGTACTAGATCTTTCAACCATGCTTTAGCTACACGACGAGGTGTATCAATGGTTTGTGGATCAGCCATATGATCAAATCCCATTGATTTTAGAAATGCACCATAATGTACAGATGCTTCTGTAATCATGTTTTCAATTTCCTCTGGTGTGCGAGGAGTATTTTCGTTTGCTTTTTGAATATATTTCATTTTAATTTAATTGATTTAGAATAGTGGTTAATCCGTTTAATTCGTTTTTAGTAGTATTTTTATCTACTGATTGACGATATTTTTCTACATATTTGAAAATAATACTGTATAGCATTTTGCAGAAAAATGGATCAAGTGATGTTTCAATAAAGATTTTGTGATTGGCAATTTTAACTCTATTTTCAGATAAAATCAATGCATAGTTTTTATCTTCTGTTTGAATGTGGACATGATTTGAAATAGGAGATACTAAAATAGAATTTTTTGAATTCGATGCCATTTTTACTACAACATCTTTGATTAGTTTCTCATTAGAATTCAATTCTCGTTTTCCACCATATGAATTTCTCATACGAGTTTTGTAACGTAAATAAGCCCATTTTGCGTGAATTTTTAGCTTTTTCATAACCTTAGTTGTTTAAATTTATTTAAGTTAAATATATAAAATAAAATCTTGAAATCCTAATTCTTTATTTAATTTGTATTTAATATTACTTCTAATGGATCACAGCATGGTAACTCATTAATAAACAAAGTATCTGAAGTTAACATGACGGGGCAGCTATATTGATATTTAGCAACTATAGTAGTAGGAGCAGGATATGTTCCGCTTAAACTAAATCCATTAGCTACAAGTACTCCATTTACAAACCATTGAGGAGGTGGTACTGGGGAATTTGGTTTGAATCTCCATGCTTCTGCTGTATTTAGTGTATATAAAGATGTATTTCTACCAGGTGGAAATGCAGCTAATGTACCTGCATTATTTTGTATACCTAAACATGCTCTACCTCCATTCCAAGTAGCACATGTTTGTTTCTTTAGAATGTGAACTTCAATTATATTAGTAAACTCATGGATTGATATTTGAAATGTTGATTTTTGAGTATTACATTGAAAGTGAGCTACATCTGAAAAACTAGTCCAATCATTGATCTTGGAAAAAGTGCAGCAGCTGTTGGAATAGAGGCAGTAAATGCCCAAGGAGAAAAATTATTAGCATAAGCTAAATTGAAAGATATAATTCCATTTGTACTCAAAACATATTGAATATATGGTTGTCCGTAAAAACAAAACGTAAATGGTAATGTTTGTACTGGAGACCATCTATCATCAATTGGAATTGGTAATAAAGTACCTGTTGTATAAGGGAATGGATTGTAGGGAATGGATTGAACCAAATATGTGTTAGTTCCTAGTACTGTTGTATCTAACCTACATGTTAAATTAAGAGAAATGTCACCACATATAGTGGTATCATTTCCTCCCAATATGCGAATTGATGGTACTTGTGAAAATAGTAAATTAGATATTAATAATAGTCCTAATAATAGTCTCATATATTTTATATTTTAAAATGCAGACTGAAGCAGAGTACGTGTATTTACTTTCCTGCTAGCTTTTCAAAGATACACACTAGAGTCTTCCCAATCCTCCTCAGAAACCAGTTACGGTTACAGGTACTGCATTTTATACATTTAATGTTTTATCCCAAGCTGAGATATGTAATCTTGTAAGACCCCTAAACACATACTTCTTAGCCATCTCTAGTACGAATTGAGTACGTTCATGAAAGTCAGTTTGGCTATCTAAACCTGGCATACAAACAACGTTTTTAAGTGGAATATTAAATGGCTCAATAAAGTCACGGAATATTTCCTTAACATCATCTTCAGTTGAAATAACGAACTTAAATTGATAGTTATTGTGCTCCATAATACGTTTGATGGCTGCAGGAACAATACGTTGTTTTTCAGTCATTCCTGAGTTGGATAGCTTAGGTGAGCAATTGATTTGATCTAACAGTTCAAATAATTCATCTGTAATTACTATAGTACCATTTGTTTCTATCTCATTGTATGGAGTTTTACCATATACTCCTGGTTTCATTGGGTCTATTTGATCCCAATATTTAAAGAAATTAACAATAGCTTCTTGATGTCCTTTAATTGTAGGTTCACCACCAGTCCAAATGATATGGATAGTACCGTTCCTAATATGTTCATAGATGCCTTGTTCTTTCCATTGATCAATTAGATATTGGAATTCTTTTTCTTCACCTCTCCATAACCATTGAGAAGTACTATCACAAGTCCATGTTGCCTTACCTTCTAATTCTAAATCGCCTTTGAATATTTCGCCATCCTCTAATGATGCTTCTTTTAGAAGTTTATTAGTGAATAAACGAGACATTCCGCATGTTAAGTTACAGTTTCCTAAACGAACGAAGTATGAAGGAATACCCGAAGATATCCCTTCTCCTTGAACTGAATAGAAATCACTACTAATTAGTAATTTATCTTTCATTTTATAATATAATTAAATTGTATATCTCCGTATGTTGTAGTTGATGTCCACATAATTAATTTCCTTTATAGATTGCTGTATTTTTATTGTGTTCCATAAATTCTACTTGAGTTACTTTTACTCTACCTTCGGTTTCTTCTTGAATAAAAATATTTAGTTTTTCGTAAATGTATTTAGCAAATTGTTCTGCTCCGGTAGCTGGGATAACACGTAGTTGAATAATACCATCTTTCCACATTTCATAAAATGTCTCTAAATATGGATCATCTTCTGCTACAATAGTGGTATGGTCAAACATATGATCCATCCATACTTTAGGATTCATACCGTCAATTCTACCTTTAGCACGTTTCATGCCGCCAAAGTCCCACACCCAATTGCGTTCGTCTAATTCACCTTCGAACCATACTCTAAATGATACTCCATAACCATGCAGGAAGCTACAATGTGTTCCTTCTGCTTTCCATTGACGGAATACACAGCTAAAACCATCAAATAGTTTTGTTGATTGAAATTTACCCATTGATAAGATTATTTAATTGTTGATAACTTAATACTCCTGTATGGCGACGAACTTCATTATCATTTTCTAAGATAATAGTAGTTGGAACACTTCTAATATTATATTTGTCAACAAAAGATGCATCGTAGTCTGTATCAATTTTTGTTACAGAAATATTCTTTTCTCGTTTTAATTGATCAACCATTGGACTCATAGATTGACATGCTGTACACCATCCGGCGCTAAAATAGATAATTTGTTTCATTTTAATTGTGGTTTGTTAAAATTTGTTCAACATGGGATACTGCTGTTTCCCAACTAACAGGACCTGTTTCGTCTGCATAAGGTACAGGATCAGGACGACCTAATTTCATAAATGCTTCAATACGTTCTACTGAACTAGCTGATTTGTAATCTGAATACCATTGACCTGACATCCCACTTAGTTTTTGTACTGGAATGAAAATTGGCTTATAACTTGTATTAGTACGATAATATACTTCATTAAAGTCTAAATTAAGTTTTCCTAAACAATCCATTCCATCTTTTAAGATACCAAACTTATCAGTATCGATATATGGAGTATAAATGTTTACATTTTCTGCTCCCCAATTTCCAATAATGAACGCATCAAAATCTGCATCTCTAAAATCTTGTCTACAATCAGGATAAATTTGATGATCTCCAGCATGGATTCCCATTGCAATAGAACATTCAGTACCTTTTTTATCTGCAATTGATAAAGCAACTGCTTGAATAATTGAACTGAATATTTTGTTACGATTAGGTACTACTGTATCTTTCATGTTTTCAGCAGCATAGTGTCCTTCAGGTACTTCATCTCCACCTTCTACCAATGATGAATTTAACAATTGCGCTAAACCATCTAATTTAATGATTTGGTGTTTAACTTTAGGATATGGATTTTCTTTACTATTCCAATTATCCAAATTTTGATTAATATATTGTACTAAATCAGTAGCACGCTCTAATTCAACTTTATGTTTTTGACCATAGTCAAATGAAAGTGCTGTTACCTCATAATCGTTTGCTAATAAATGGATTAGTAATGTGCTGCTATCCATTCCTCCTGAAAGAGATAGCACTGCTTGTTTTTTAGAATGGGAAGCCAATTGATTCATCAGTGGTAGTAGTTTTAGTTGGTTCAGTAATAGTAGTAGTTAGGCCATTAAAATATTTTCTTAAAAATTCTGGATTGTACATTACAATTTTACCAGTATATTTTGGATTACTAACTTGTTTAATTATAGTTGATTGTGAGGATAATTGAGCAGCACGATATACTTCTTTGCCTAATTGTTGTCCTGCTGCTCTTCCTAGAAAATCATACAGCGATACGAATTCTTCTTGTTTCATAAATTATTTATTTGTTTAAATTGTTTAACATTGTAATTGAGCAATTCAATATCAATTTCACTTAATGACATTTCAAAACATTCATTCATATTTGCTGTTGGTTTTACTTCTAAACCAAGAGTGTCATATTTTAATCCTTGAATAGTAGCCATTACTGGATTTGAAGTATCAATTGATTCAATATATGAACTATCTTTATGATATCCAAATTCTTGAGGTACTGAACATCCAAGAAGGTGAATTCTATCATTGTCATGAATTACTTCTATGTTGTGCATTTTATTGATAGTATCAATTCTACCTAATGCTTTACCTATTGCTTTATTTTCATGTGGGTGTACTTCATTGTAGTATGAAGCACCATAACTAAATGCTATCTTTTTATATCCTAAATCTTTGTAGATTTGGTAGCAAATAACTGCTTCATATAATGCTTTTGCTTGTACAACAGCAATAAATGTTGTGTCAGGGTATTTCTCTTGATATTGAATCCATCTTTTAGCAGATACAACTGATTGTGTTTGGTCTTCCCAATAATCAGGTACAAAAAATTCATTAGGTTGCAATGTATCTAACCAATAAAATAGTCTATCTTCACTATATGGAACACCCAATTCATGAAGTGAATTATCCATCATAATGTGTCGTCCATTTGCTTTAGATCTCATGAAGAAGTCCTTATATTCTTCATATTGATCCATTAAATGGGGCAAGCAGTAATCATAATCATTGAATTGTAAACTTTGTTCCAATAAACATAATGGAACTTCATGTGAAATTTTCATAAATTTTATTTTTTATTAATTAACCATTTTGGATATTCACTGAATGCTTCATCTAGTGTACCTTCAAATGTACTAATAAAATCATCAGCATCATATTTGCTACCTCTAAAATTACGTATTAATTCTTTCTTCAAGTACTCAATACGATTTGCTTCATCAACATCAGCATCTTCAAATAATTTCTTTAATCTTCGATTATACGAAGTAATAATATCTCTCTCAAGTTGAAACAGAGAATCTCTACCGCCTTTGTGATTATCACGAAGGTGTAAAACATCCTCAGCCATCCAGTAGTATTCGTATTGAATTTGGGTCCAGTATGGAGAATAGTCAAAATCTTTGTTTTTGATCTTGTCCTTATAGTAAGCCATGTTGGAGAGCGTTTTGTGAATAGGGAATCGCCTCCACCAATAGTACATGTTTTTGATTCTCTTTTTCTCTCTAACCGGGACTTTAATAGTTACTGTTCTATTAAATTCTTTTTTTAAAAACTCATTTATCCTATCCATAACTTCTTTGTGTACTATAAATATATAAAGGAGGATTTTGTAATCCTAGTCCTTTAGTAGGTCTTTATTTCATCTTCATCAGATTTCTTTCGTTTAAAGATGGGTTGAATATAGTTGTACCATGATTTAGTTGGTTCAGAAGGTTCCACTACTGGTGGTTTCTCGTCGTATATTGCTAGTGGTTGTGGATTTTTTACTTGATTAAAAGCAAAATTAGCCGCTATAACTAAACTAATTGCTAGTGGATCAAACACCAATATAATTAGTAAAATAAACCAGTTAATGATTTTATCCATTGGGTATCCCGTTAGCTTAGCTATATACTTGAGTGGACCTAGTTCGCCTGCTAATTCAGTTTTAGATTCGATTTCCAATATTTTCATATCTAAAGCAGTTATGCTGTCAGTTGAAGCTATTATTTTATCGTCAATTGCGTCTTTATTTTTGATAGCTGTATTGAGTTGGGATTCAAATGCTTTTCGATTGCCTGAATTTGCTGTAGTAACAATCTGTCCTGTTTTTCTGTCTACTGATTGAGTAGTACTTCCTGTTGCTAGAGCATTTCTTAACTCACTTATATCTTTAGATAGTCCATTTTTTTCAAGTTTTCTATCTGTAAGCTGCTGTTCGAATCGTTCCTTTTTAACTTTATATACTTGAGTTTCTTTATCTACAACACCTACTTTATTGGCTGTTTCCTGATATGCATTACTTAGAAAGCCATAAATGCCAGCCGAAGTAATCAATATTAGTACTCCTAAAGCAATTGATAAATATGTTCTTAATATTTTATTTACTGTAGACCAGTATTGGTATAAGAATGAAGCGATAACTAATTTAGAAACTTCTAATGAAGCAGCCATTACCATAACCGCCATACTAGCTCCTACAAATAATTTAGATAACCCAGTAATTGAATACAGACCCGCCGAGGCACTCACGGACAAAGCCGAGAGTGCTATTAGGGTGGGTAGTATTAATTGTTTTATATTTTTCATAACTTATCCTTCGCAACTTACGCAGTCACTTAAACGCTGTAAGTTGTCTCCTCTTAAAACTGATTCTGTTCTTAAATAATATAGTGTTTTAATTCCTGATGTATGTGCTTCTTTGTGTACTTGTGAAATCCATTTTGGAGTATCATTTGGATCAAAACATAGATTCAATGAAATTGCTTGATCAATATATTTTTGACGAATAGCATTTTGACGAACAATTTCTAATTGATTGATTTCTTTGAATGTTAAAAATACTTCTTTTTCTTCAGGAGTTAGAATATAGTCTGGCAAACCAATTACTGAACCTTGATCTTTTAGAATTTGTTCCCAAACACTATCAATGTTGTATCCTTTTTTCTTAAGTAGTTCCTCTAGAATTTTATTACGTTTAATAAATACTCCTTTTGCTGTTTTTAAATTATAAACATTTGCAGGAATAGGTTCAATTGAAGGTGAAACCCCACCTGAAATGTGAGCATTAGAAACAGTTGGTGCAATTGCTAAGTGATGGGTATGTCTTAAACCTGTACCTTTACACCATTCTGGTTCACCATATAGTTCTGCTTGTTCACGAGATGCTTTTAATGCTTCTTGTTGAATAAATTCAGATATAACTCTTGTTTGAGCACTTGCTTGAATACCTACAAATGGTAGACCTTTTGATTGTAAATAAGTATGCCATCCTAAAACACCAATTCCAATTGCTCTACCTTTAGTAGCAGAACGAACTGTGTTTTCCATGAACTTAATGTTTTTAGCTCTATCAATAAATTCTTGTAATGCACCTTCTAGAAACCAACATGTTAGTTCAGGCAATGTCATTCCATTTTCAAATTTATAATCTTTCCATTCGTCCCAACGTGCTAAATTCAATGAAGATAAACAACAAATAAATGAATGTAATTCATCTGTGTAAAGTGAAATTTCACTACAAATATTAGTCATTGAAACATGTAAGTTGTTTTTCTTATATGCTTCTGGAGATGCATTATTAACATTATCTTCAAACATAATGTATGGTTCGCCTGTTTCCAAACGTGTTTTAAGTATTTCACCCCATAATTTTAATGCTTTAGGATCTCTGTTGTCCAAATCCGCCATGAATTTATCATCAATTACTACACATTGGTGTAGATTTAAACATTGACGATTCACATCTCCTTTTGGTCTGCGAATACTCATGAACTCTTCAATATCAGGATGATGTATACTTAAATTAACAGAGGCTGCTCCTCTGCGAACTGAACCCTGATTAGTGGCTAAAATTGTTGAATCATATATTTTACACCAAGGCACTACTCCTTCACTTACACCATTGTCTTTAATTGATTTACCGCGTCCTCTAATACGTGATACACCAATACCAACACCTCCACCTTGAGATGATAAACGCATTAGTTCTGAATTAGCATCAGCAATGCCTTCAATGCTATCGCCTACATCAATTCCAAAACATGAAATAGGCATTCCACGTTCTGTACCCATGTTTGATAGTACAGGTGATGCTAAACATAGCCAATTTTTAACAATTGCTTCATAGAATAGCGGTTGTAAATCTTTACGTTTTAGACGGCGAGCAGCAAATTTACTTACTCGCTTATATGCATCAAATACATTTTCATCAGGTAATAAATATCCTTTTGAAATCATACTTACTGCAATATCATCCATCCAATTTGGGTAATCTTTACCCTTAATCCAATTTGTTGTGTCTACTTGTATGCTCATAATTTAATTTTAAAATCTGTCGTCTGCTCCAGGAGCAATAATATGTTTTGGATCTTTTTCTCCAAATGAATTTAATATTTTTTCTTGTGGGGTAATTTTAAAATGTACACCTTTAATGGTTATTTCACCTCCATCTTTAAGAGTTTTCTTAAACAATGTATCTTGTTTTTCACTCCATTCACTGCTTAATGCAATTATTTCTGGTTTTTCAGCTCGAATTCCATTGACATAAATAGTAACTCCTGATCTAATAGATTGTGGTTTAATTGACATTTTATTTACTTAATAAATTAATTAATATGACTATTTGGATACCTAAAACTATAACGCCAATCATAGTTCTTATAAGTTCCATTCTGCTTTTATATTTTGCTAATTTTTGTTCTAAATTTCTCATAAGTCATTTCCATATTCTCACATTTATATTTTATTGTATTTTTTTCTATTATCTGAGATCATATATGGTCTTGAATTATCCCATCGTATAGTTCCTCCTTTACTTAAAGGAATTATATGATCTACTTCCCAATATGTCCCATAATTTCCCCAATTCATGTTTTCATCAAATTGTTTTTCTAAATGTAACATAAATTCTTCTCTACTACAACCTATAAGATCTAAAGTTTTTTGACTTTTGTATTCTTTCAACATTAATTTGTAAACTCTATTTCTTAAATTAAATATTACTCGTTGTTGTGGAGTAGAATTTTTTTTATATTCTCGTTGGTATTTTTTCCAATCATCATTATTTTCTCTCCATTTATTATAATATTCTGTTCTAGCTTCTTTGTTTTGTTTGTTATATTTTTTACTTTCATTTCCCCAACATGGTTTACATTTTGGAGAATAGTTATTTCGAGTTTTTCTCCAATAAAAGTTTTCCACAGGTTGGATGATTTGACATTTTGTGCATTTTTTTTCCATGTATTGTTTTTATTATACATATTGTAAAAGGACAAATAGTTGACCCTTTATAAATCACTCCAGTCACCTGTGGATTTTGAGTAATTGGTTACCCGTCCTGCAAAGAAATCTTGTTGGGTTTTTCCGCTTGTCAAGTGTCCAAACCATTCCATCTGTTTAAGCAAACTAGGCTCAATATCGTTATAGATAGCGTTATATCCTAATTCAGTTATTTTTTCATTTGCTCTTGACTTAATAAAATTCTTAAGTTGATCTACATTTAATCCTTCTACTTCTCCCATTTCGAATGCTTTGTCAATGAAATCAAATTCTAATTGAACAGACAATTGACATGCTTCTATAATTTTATTTCTTAGTTCATCTGTATTTAATTCAGGCTGTTCTTGAAGTAATATCCTAAATAACCAGCATCCTGCTTTCGAATGTAATGATTCATCTCTAACACTCCACTCGACAATTTGAGAAGTTCCTTTCATTAAATTACGTAATTGAAAAGACATTAAAATTGCAAACGATGAAAATAAATTTACACCTTCAGTAAATGCTGAGAATATGGCTAATGAAATTGCTTTTTCCTCCATTGTATCACCTGGGACTTCAATTAAACGTTCGATTTTGTTTTTGGAGGTTTCATCTTCCATGAACGCAGCAAAGTCATCTAATCCTAATTCCTCATTTAAACGAGCATATGCTTCAGCATGAATACTTTCAAAATCAGCAAACACACGAGCCATTGCTTGTATTTCTGGTTTAGGGAACCAAACAGATACTTTTGTTGACCAATAGTCATTTACATGCACCTCAGTTTGAGCAAACGATTTTAAAATATTTCCAATTAGATTCTTTTCAGACTCATTAAGTTTTAATTTCCAATCATTCAAATCAGAAGCTAATGGAACTTCATCTGCTAGCCAATGTGCTCTATGTTGATTCTTATAGAAATCAAATGCATCTTGGTATTCAAATGGCTTGTAAAATATACGTGGTTCAGTGATCATGTCAGTTATTTAATTTAAAAAATTGTTGTGCTAAGTATTCTCTATCTAAGTCATCCACAACACTTCCGCTTGTTTTAGAATTTGATCTGTTACTTTTTACCATTTGTTCTTCTTCTTCTTCACTTATTTCATTTAGAATTTCAATGTGTCCTGTTGATGTATCTACATCAGCATTAAATGACATACCATCCATTCCATATCTATTTTTCATAAAGTGAAAACGTCCTGTTCCATTTACTTTGTCTTTCTTTTGTCGCGAAAGTGATAGAGCTACATCTGCAATCATAATTTTATCATATGATCCAGCTGCCTTATCACCTTCAATGATGTTATCTTTTGCACCTGCTCGATTTACTTGAGATACACTCCAAATTGGTAATTTAAGTTCTCGTGCTAAACCTTTTGTGCTAGTATAAATATCATCAATTTCGTCTTTACGTTCACGATTCGTTCTTTTTGATGATAAAAGGTCAATATAGTCAATGATAATCAAATCTGGTTTGAAATCTAGGTCAATACATTTTTTAATATGTGATTCAATAGTTGAAATTGATGCTCTACCCATTGGATATTCACGTACAATTAAATTACCTGGTAGTTCATTTATTGCTTGTTCTACTTCGGGTCTGTGGTTTCGAATTTTATCAACAGGAATGTTTGTGAAGAAAGCATCGTATCGTCTTCCTACATAACTTTCACCTAACTCTAATGTATAGTGAATAACATTGAAACCTAACTGTACAGCATACGCTCCCATAGCAATCAAACACCATGACTTACCACCACCTGGATTTCCGAATATTAAACCTAAATCGCCTTCACCTAATCCACCTTGAATCATTTCGTTAAATGTTTTCCAAGGAGTCGGAACAGGATTTCTATCATCTTCAGTGAATCGAGATTCGATATCTTTGTTGTATTCATGGCCAATATTTTTGTCTTGACCTGAACGTAAAGCGCTATCAACTAATGTACGTATGGAGTCATAGTCGCCTGCTTTAAGTAAATCAACCGAATTTAAAAGCGCTCGTTTTAGTTGTTGATTTTTACAGAAGTTAGTAAATTCTTCTTTAACATAAGATAAATCGGATTCATCTGAAGAGCGATATGCTTCTTTTAATTGTTCTTTAATGGACAGTTGTAGAACTTCATTATCTACTCGTTTCATTTCTACTTTTAAAACGTCCATTGTTGGGTTGGTGTGGTATTTTGTGTAATACCGAAGTACCTCATTTACAACCCATTTATGGGCTGTATTACTGAAATATTCATCCGTAATGATATCGCTAACATTTTGGAGGAATGGTTTATCAGTTAGTAAGGCCGATATTACCTTAGTTTGGAACGAAATTCCATAACTTTCTAGACTTTGTAATGTCATAACTTTTATTTATTTTGTTTTATTATATCTATCTACTGTACTCCAGTTATCTCTAATCCAATATTCAACATTTTTCAAAACATTTCCTAAACCATCTTTATGATAGAATCTTAAAAACGTTTCTGTATCTAATTCATATGGGGATTCTTTAACTTGCTCTAATATATAACCTTTTTCTTGGTCATCCAACATAGGATTACTTAAATCCATAATCTTATAAGCTTTTCTTAAATTGTCAAAATTTTCCAATGCTCTACAATATATAACATGTTCTTTAAATTTTAAAGCACAAATATCATAAATGTGATCCATATTTAATTCTTCTGAACCCATTACTTCAGGAAATAATTTTTGAAACTTACCTGGTCCTAATCCTTTAACACCACCTACTTTATCTGAGTCATCACCCATTAGTGTTTTATATATAAGAAAATTAGATGGATGCACACCAAATCTTTCTTTAACAGCTTGAGGTGTAATGAATTCCTTTTCTACAGACCGGTACATTACAATATTTTCATCTACTAATTGTAAGAAATCGTTATCCGCTGATACAAGATATACTTTGTTTTCTTTATTTTTAGTAATTTCCTTGCTTAAAAATGCTATAATATCGTCTGCTTCAACTCCATCTAGTGATAGAATTTTAATAGGCAAACATTGTAAATAATGAATTAAATGAATAATTTGATTTGTTTTTGATTCATTTTCTTGATCCAAATTACTAAACGAATTTTTATTAACTCGATTAACATTTCTTCCTGATTTATATTCGGGTAGTAAGTTCTTCCGGTTTATGGAAGAACCTACTCCATCGAATACAACGTATACGGATGTTGGTTTTAGTTGTTTAACCAATGAACCTAACGAGCGTAAAAATCCACCTAAACCCCCGATATGTGTTCCTTCAGAGTTTATATAGTTAAGTACCGCAAAATTTCTCAAAAATAGATTTAAACCATCTACAATTAAAATTCTTTCACCTTGTTCTTCTGGGGTTATTTGTTCCCCCTCCTTGACATTATCAAGGAGTTTAAGTAAATCTTTACTATTCATAACTTATTAATCTTCAGATTCTACAATGTCAGAAATATCTGCTTTTTCATCCCATTCGGAATTATCTTCAACAGTTTTATATTCTCCTTTACCTAAAATATCTGCCCATTCATGTGAATGTTCTTTTTTGTATTTATTAACTTCTTTAGGATCGTCAGCTATAAAACCATGTACTGTACTGATAACAGTATTTTTAGTAGTAATTCCATTTACGTGGTTTTTATCACACGATACTTTTGTTCGTAAAGCAAATTCAACATCTTTTTTATCTTTAGTTGCTTTGATCTTTGAAGTACCACTATTAGTAATGTTACCAAATGTGATACACAATGAAGCATCATAATAAAATGTGTTTCCTCCTTTGTTAGTCATTCTAGGGCGAGCCATAGGACCTTCTGCTGGTGCAACACCTGTTTTATTGATAATTAGGAATGTATTAGTGTATTTACTTTCCTCTTTACGAGATAAAATGATTCTCTGATTAATAAAATTACCAAATTGTGTTGCAATTGCTCCTGCATTCCACATTGGGTTGTTTCTACCTTGTTCAATGCTCATTCTACATGCAATAGATCCTACTGAATCCCATAGGAATAACAAATCGTATGGTAGATTTCCTTTGGCTTGTTCATCTAATATATCAACTATAAAGTCAGCTACGTCCTCAATTGAACTCAACTTACCTCTATCTTTATAGATGAAAAAACCATCATAATCTACTATATTGCCTTCTTTATCTAGTACCTCATTTATTTCGAAACCCATTGTTCGCCAATGCTCCCAACTATGTTTCATTTCAGTAATGATAAGAATAGGTAATATACCCATCTTTTGAGCAGATACTGCGGCCTCAATAGACGTGGTGGTTTTTCCAGTGTTACTGGCACCACGTACTATATTGATATGCCCCATTGCTATTCCAGGAATCGATAATGCATCTTGCATTGCCGGTGAGAATGGAATCCATGCTTGTTCTTTGAATTTTACATTGCCTCCTAATGATTTTTTCTCCTTAAATTTATTTAAATCAAAATTAGATTTAAGTTCTTTAGAGACTGCTTCCATTAGTGAATCTTTTTCACTATTTTTCTTGGCCATAACTTTTTATTTAAATATTAGTCTTCGTCTTCTTCGAATAAAGCTTCGAATTTGTCTGCTTTTGATTTTTTAACGGGAGTCTTAATCTCGTAATTGCTTGATTTAGCTGGTTTTTCATCTTCCCAAGGTAAATCGTTTTTAGGAGATTCAACTTCGTCTTCTACTTCATCAATAACTTCATCACTTGCATCTTCTGGGTTTAGGAAATTTTGAAGTGTTTCTTTCAACTTATCAAAAGTCATTTTATATGCACTTTGAACTTCCAAAATATCTGGTTGTTCTTCCAACCATGCTTCGATATCAAGTTTGCTAGTACTTAGTGGAGTTGTTTTTGGTTTAATACGAATTGATGACTTCAATCCCTGACGACCACCAATATCACCCATAACTGCTTCAACTGTAAAGTCACGACCTTCATTGATGTCTGTGTAGTCACCATAATCTTCATCATCGGCAATACCTAACAGTTGCATGTAAATTTCTTTACCAAATTCCCAAAGGCGAACACCTTTGTCTTCTTCTCCACGTACAATTACTGGAGCGAATATACGCATTTTTGGTTCTAATTTTTTAGATAGTTTCCAATTTTCCTTGTCGCTGGTTTGACGAAGTTGTTTTGTAAATTCTACAATTGGATCTTTTTCGCCCCAATTAGTAAGGGCATAAATTGGGAACTTTGAGAACCCGTAATGTACAAAAATTTCCTTAAATGGATTGTTTTTGTCGTTTTTAGACGGCACAATACGAATTTGGTATTTACCTTCTTGTTTTGGTTTCCATAGATACTTTGCGTAATCTACTTTTTCTTTTTTCTGCCCGGATGTCTGTAAGGCACTCAGTTTGTTTTTGATTGATTTTAAATCCATCTTTATTTGGTTTTTATTATTACTATTTAATATACTACCTTTTTTTCTGGAGGCCTAGTTTTAGCTATCGAAGCTCTTAGAATGCCTTTATATTTGTAGTGTTGTTCTTAGTGTAGTTATGCCGTTGATGTGGTTTATTTACTAGGTACTGCAATCAAAATTTCAACATTGCTTCCCACAGTTCTACTAAATTTAAAACTCTTAATGGGATTTTTAGCTTGTTGCATTACTAATTGCATAGCAGCGCCTTGTGTTTGGCCTACCGCTCTATATACCTTAACATTTTCAACTCCTGAAATCATTTTTGCTGGTATACTTCCTGGGATGGCTTCAAAACCTTCGTTTTTTACTAGTTTTTGGAAGTCTTTAAGACTTAAAACATCATTTTCTGTTTGTTTTTCAGTTTTAACTATGTCTTTAATTTGATCTTTTTGTTCTTGACTAAAAGCACTATTGTTTAATAGTGAAGCTAAAATAGTAGCTGTGATTAGTCCTTTTTTAACGTAACTTTTTACTTTATCCATAACATTTGAAAAATCTATAGCTTCATCTAATGACAAAATATCATCAAGTATATCTTGTTCTTTTGATGACAATTGAACCTCTTTTAATAAATCAACTAACTTTATCATGGTGATAAATATTTACAAATCTATAATCTTATATATCTTTGTATTAAGTTGTTTAACTTCTCCGTGTTGAGTTAATAAAATGCAATTACGATATTCTTGCCAATTTACTTTGAAAAATGGATCTGTTTCACCACCATTCAATTTTCTAATTAAATCGTTTAATGCATTTATCGTATATAGTGTATTTGATTCTTTTTTGCGATGTACCAATATTGTATTGGCGGGGATGCCATTGATATTTCCTTGCTCTACATTATATGTAACAACATACTCATTTGTGCTCTTAACAAAGAGAACAAACATTTTGTTGTACATAATATCATATGTAGTAGCCAAATTGGATATCAAATCGTCCAGATGGTTTTGCTGAGTAAATGTAGCAAATAATCTATTGTTCATAGTGTCACTTTCAGTTATAAAATCGTACTGATTATAAATATCAACTGAGGGTTCAAACGCGAGTAATTCCATAACTTATTTATATTATTGACATAGTTCCGTAATTAGAACCTTTTGTCATTTTGGTTTTTAAATTATATTTTTTAAATACTTGATTAATTTGTTCTAATATGTTGTCTTCTTCATTGTAATCAATTAAAATTGCGTCATAAGTGTATAATACAATCTTTGTTGATTTGCTCTTCAATATCTTAACAATATCCCACAATATAAGAACATTTGTTGATGTCTCCAAGTTTTGGAGTGTATAGTTGAATAGTTTTTGAGGATTTAAATCTTTTATTTCCTTAGTTAATTTATGGTCCGAAATAGGACATTCTATAAATCCATCTGTTTGAAACGTTTCCCATAATTTATCTACATGCTTTTGAATTAACTGAAAATAAGGTATATGTTGGTATTCCTTATATATCCCCCCATACAATTGTCTAAACATTAATATTTTTGCTTCATCTATTTCTATACCTGCTTCTCTAGCAAAATATTGATATGGTGTTTCATTTTCAAAACTATATCCTACTAATTGAGCAGCTAGTGTTGGATGGTAAGCACTAATATCTATTTCAATAAAGTAATCATTTTCAGGAATAAATGCTTCTCTACAACCATCTTCTTTCTTTAAAGCTGCAAAATTAATACCATTGAAGCTATTGGAAGGCCTTCCGGTTGTAGTATGTAAGTTATATTGGGTGTATATTGCATCATCATGTATAGAAAACGCGTCGTTATTTGGTTCAAAGAATTTATTAAATACATCTGGATTGGTTTTGATTCCGTTTCTTTCAATTGAAAAAAACACACTGGTTAATTTATTGTAAAACTTTACATTATGGGGCGTAACACAATGTTGTTTTATTTTGTCAAAAATAAGTTCACATTTTTCATAATGTTTAACAGCAGGTATAATGGTATTTATTATCCCTTTATCTCCATGTCTTTGATAGAAAAAATCATGTGCCGACGTATTTGGTTCAATATATTCAGGTATACCAAATGAAATATCTACGGTGTTTCTAAGTGGAAAAAAATATATAAATGATTTTCTATTGCGTACATAAATTTCCTCGTAAGAAGCAAGTAAATTGTTTATAGGCGTTTTATTCAATGATAATGTCTCGGAATGATCAAGACATACCATATATCCTTTATCGTTATTTAACGGTTTAATATATAGTAAAGATACACGATTTAATGATGGATGTATATTGTCATTAAAGTATATAGGCTCTATAAATACTTTGTCATAACCTTTATAAAATAATTCTGCTAACTGTTCGTTAGTTTCCACTACATAAAACATAACCTATTTATTTGCCCTAAATATAAAAATTATTTTTATGGAATCCTAGTTCTTTAGTTAAAAAAAGAAAACACCCTAGGTAGCGACTCCGTTGGGTGTTTTCATAGCCGAAGCTATAGACGGTCCTAAGCCGTATATCTTTATATTTTACTCAATTGGAAATGCATTCCATCTTTTCTAGTCCAAGTACCACCCCAATCAAAACCAGCATCTGTAAAACATTTTACAAATCCTGCTGACAGTACTGGTGTTTTATTAAGACCATTCCATGCTGCATTCACATCAATTGCTATGCCCCAAGAATGTAGTGACATGCTAGATAAACCTCTCTTCTTTCTAATATTAAAACATCCGTCCCATGTTTTTAATTCTTTTACGAATCCTGTTGTGATGAGATTTTTAAATGCTAGTGAAAGTGGAGCAACTAAGTCTTTATTGCAATATAATCTTTTAGGTATAACACCTATTTCTAATTCAGTTGGTACATCCCATAGAACCATATTAGATTCTTTTGTTGGATCGCCATATTTTTTTAATGCTTGTTGTGAAGTTACCATTATTTATAATATTTTGTGAAATCGTTTCTTAAATACTCTGAGAGCATTGGTAATTTTTGTTGTTTACTTGTTAACTCAGTTATATTTTTGTTTGTTATAAATACTTGAGATTTATCTCCTGTTAACTGCCAAGGTAAATTAAATGGTTGGTATAGTTGATATAGAATACTTGAATCTTTATTTACTAATTTATCGTGTGTATCTTTATTGATTTCAAGATAAATAATTTCATTGGTTTTTTTACAAAAATATCTTCTGTATTCTCCTATTTGGTAATCGGTTTGGGTTGGAATATTAGGAGAGAAAGTTGGTATTGATATAATTTGGTCTACATCGATTTTTTGTATATCAATATATTCCGCTGTTCGAATATCTTCTTGATTTATATTTAATATTATATCTGAATTCTGGGAAATTGAAGTTGAAGAATATTCAAATACAGGAATAAGTTTTTCTGAGGGAAGATCTTGAGGGGTTCTACCCGTAAATAATTCTTTTTTAGATGTTTTCCAATAGTATCCTATGTAATTTTCTTTTGTAGATGAGTAAACATATTCACCTCCATTAGTGTATAAATTTGCTTGTATTTGAGATAAAGGATAATACATTTTTAAATTCTATTTGAAACGTGAACGTGATCATCATGATTTGCAAATCCAAAAGTTAATAATGCTTTTGGATTTCCTTTTTCGACATTTTTCTTATATCCTAATCTTTGAAGAGCAGCAACAAATTCATCTATTTTTGCTCGATTAGAAGCTCTTGGGTTAACAGCTATTCCATCTATTATTGCTATATCTACTGCATCTCCAGCAGTATGGCGACTTGGAGGAGTTGATTTATGTCCGCTTATTGCGGTTGTAATACTTACTACAACTCCCGCATCTACTGCTGCTTTACTTATATCTCTTAATAAACTATCTTTTATAGGATCTTTTGAAGGTGTAGATCCTCTTACTACTCCATCTTTAAAATTTACATTAGGATATTTAGCATTAACTGTTCTTACACCATTAGAAGGAGATGGTGGATTAGTAGTAGTAGATGAAGGTTTTGATTGACCTTGAGGATTAATATTTTTTGATACTGTTTCAGTGTATTCTCCTTTAGATATACAATATGAATCTAAAGTAGTAACCCATTTATTATTTTCTATTTTATGTTCTAGATTTTTTATTAAAAACTCAACTGTTTCAGGATAATTAGATGGCAGGATAATTAGATGGCAAATAAGCAGCATCAATTAAAAACTTACTATTAATTTTCATACCTGAAAGTCCATCCATAGTTAAAGATAAATTGAATGGAATGAATCCAGTTCCTGGTTGGAGATTGGGTTTTAGTGTTTTAGGATCTGCACCTTTTTTTACTAATTCATAATTTACATATGCATCGTGATAAAGTTGCTCATATTTAATTAAAGTAGTTATAGAATCTTTATAAGTATCGATTTCATCATCTGAATAAGTAAATTTTTCAAGGGATACTAAATATTTTACAAATGGCACATATACTCCTTCAAATTGATTTTTCATTTGAGCATATATGTCTTCATATTTTGTTACTAAATCTACCTTTTTAGTAGATCCATCATTTGTGTTTGAAATTAAATCTTTATATCTATCTTTTAATCCATTATTTAATCGGGATAAAGCAGTAGCGTTTTCTCCAACTGCTGAGCTATTAGCAGCAGCTGCTACTGTTATCATAGTAGACATAGCAGGAGAAAGTTCAGTTTTGAATCTAAAATCTCTTATAAAACCTGACTGGTTATTATCTGGATTATATCCATATAGATAAAATTTAGCGTATTTATTATCTATATCATACGTATTTGATTGAATGCTTCCTGATCGAGCAAAGTGTTCTATTAATTTTTCACTATTAGGAAAAGGATTTTTATCAATGATTTTTATAGTATTGGTTATTTCATCAACAAATACTTCTAACTGATTCATTCCTCCTAATGCTCCATTAATTCCACTTACAATGCTTTTTAAAAAATCTATTAGAGCTACACTATTGGTTTCAACATCTACTAATTGATCAAGTTTATCTAAAATAAATCTAAAATTAACATATATGTTCATTATTTGACCATATTCTGATTTGCTAGAAGTGGAAATTTCAGAAAAAATAAATGGTTCTCCATCGGGTAAAAAATTATAAGTAAAGTTATTATCTATTAATACTTTACTAACAACGCACACTCTAGGATCTACACTTATTTGTAAAGGATTTAAATACATTAAATTAGATTCAGTATCGTAGTCAAATTTCATTAACGGAAGAGTTTTGTCTCCTGTTGTTACCTGATACATTACATATTTTTCTATGAATTCTAGAAAATTTCCTAGTCTGCAGTAATATTGGTGGAAGTTTGATGCTTTAATTGCATCTTTTCTTATTCCATCTACCGTTCCCGTTGTATTAATAGTAGGATTACTAAAATCAAAATTCCTTACAGTATCCGAACCATAAGGAATAAGGCTGCTCATAGTTTTAAGATATTGACCTATGTTGCTTCTAAAGGAGGCAACTTCAATTAATTCTGTTGTAGTAAGAGGAGCTCCACTTGATGATATAGCTGATGGGGTACCATTAACCATATTTGGGGAGAGAATATTGGTTTTAAAAGACTCAATTACGTCTCCAATACTTACTAAATCTAAAGTAATATCATAACTTCCATCTACATTAAAAGACCAATGAATATTGGAAACTTTAGCAAACATGGCATCATAATTTCCTTGAGAAGTTTTACGTTTTTGATTTATTTTTTTAAGAAATTCACCATATGAATTGCCTCCTTTTAAAAAATCACTTGCTAAACTATTATCTAAATCAGATCCTTTTTGTAATACTCCATCATTAGTATAGTACATAGAATGTCCCCATTCTAATAAAACACTAAATCCTAATCTTAAATATAAAACATCTATAATATCAAATTGACTTTTATTGAAAGCTTTAATTTGTACTGTTGCTCTTCTTAATGAACCTCTATTTTCATGTTTTATATGAGCAGATTTTATACCCATCATTGGGCGTAAACCAAACTCTGTTCCCCCAATGCCGTATGCTGTAGATCCTAATATGCTGTTTCTTTCTGAAATTCCACTAAATAGTGTATTTCCACTATCTGATGTTCCATTAAACAGAACAAATCTTTCAGCTAATATATTATCTGATATTCCATCAATCTCTCTTAATGATATATTATTAATAATATCTTGCTTAATAATGTCTGTTGAAGATACTAATTTTACCCATGAAGTATTAGCATTTAAATATACTATTTCTTCTGGGGTTCTTGTGCCTCCATCAACATATCCTGAACCATATATTTTTTGTCGTTGGTCAACCTGTTCATTTATTTCTTTGGGGAAACCTTCACCTAATAAATTCATAACTTATAAATTATTCAAAATCTTAAAACTGTTTATTACTCCAACATAATTTGCAGGGATACGAATTTGCATTGCTTCGGGAATAATTAATGAATCTTGGGGTAGATCTGAAGGTAGAGAAGTACCTGCTACTGCTGTATTAGCAATAGAAATAATCCACCATAATGATTGATCTCCGTAGTATTGTTGAGCTAACACATCAAATCTATCACCTTGAGTTGTATAAACATATGTATCGTTATCTGATAGGGGAATCTCAGGATACTTAGTTGTTTGATAACTAGGTTTCTTATCTATTACAGTTGTAGAAATTGATTGGTAACGATTCATAATATTTTATGTTACTATTGCTCCCTCTATAGGTTGAATGCCACTAAATCCTCCGGCTGGTGGGATAATTGAAACATTTTCTTGATCATTGGTATTATCATAATTGGTGGTTTTGGCTCTCAATGCTATAAATCTTTCATCTCCATATTCTGAGATACTGTTATTTATACCTTCATATATATTTTGTTGTAATCTTGGTACAAAATCATGTATTGGTATAAAGTTAAATCCGTTAACTTTAATCAAATGTGGAAGTTCTTTAACTGAATCGTCATTTCCTCCTTCATCATTGATTCCTATTTCCCAAGTTGCATTATCTTCATTCATTTCATAACTAAAACCAGTTATAATACCAGGTTGCTCATGAAAATACCCTCCAATTGTTAATGTAACAATATTTCCTCTCATGTATCCACTATCACTATAATCTGGAGCACAAACTGATGCTAAATAGTTCAATTTTTTATACATTGGAATCAGTTCAGCTTTTGATTGAGCTGCTACCGTCCAAGATAATGAAACTTTTCTATCAAACCCAGTGTAATTATAGAATTTTTCACCTCTTCCTATATATCTTGTATCACTCCATTCTGAAGCATATGTATCTGAGATTTGGTTTATGAATGCTCTAAAATGAATGTAATTTTTCTTAAATGGATTATCTGTTCTTAAATCGTATACTCCTATTCTAAATTTTACTAAATCATTTACAATGGGGTTATCAAATACGTTTTCACTTTGATATATAGGATATATATTTATTTTATCATATGAAGATATAGATGCTGCTCCAAATGGGGATTTACTTTCAAAAGCTCCTGAAGTGTAACTTCTTAAATCTTTGACTTTTGTGTCTCCTGGGGTTCCTAAGTTTACTCGTTGTTCAATATTTTGAGATGTATAATCTGGGGATTTAGTAGTTATGCCTAATCCTTCTGGACTTAGTCCTCTTTTTCTTAATAATGCTCTAAAATCCCCAACAACAGATGTAGATCTATTTTGAATTACAAATGACTCATTCGGAACTGCAAAATCTTGAGAGATTGGGATTTCAAATATTTCTTTATTAGTATAAGTAAGAACATTGTTTTGATCTAATTTATTACCAGACTCAAATGTTTTATCAGTATAAACAGTTCTTTGATCTGCAAATCTAATATTTGTTTTTCCTATTCCTAATATAGAACCTGGTCCTCCTCCATACGATATTAAATTACCTTGGAGATTATTAAGTGAAACTCCATTAAATCCAAAATTATTGGTGGTGGAGTTTGTAGATATAAGACTTTGGAGTTTTACTAATCTATTTAAATCTATATTTTGCTCTGGGGTTACTTTGACCCCATATAAATTTTCATTATCTGAGGTAGGACCTGTTGAAGCAAATGGGTTTAAACCTTGTTTATTAACATGCAGCCCAAAAGCATTTCCACCGGCTTGTGTTAATGTACTTAAAGGAGTATATATTCCTTCATTTAACAAACCACTAGTTTGAGTTTTAACAGCTGTTCTAGAAAGTAAATTTTGTTTTGCTACAAATAAAATCCCACTTGGGTTTTTAGTATCTGTAAAATATTTACCTAATCTCTCAACATCTATAAGTGAGTCCGTTACGGCTTTACTTCCACCTCTTAGGATAAAATCCTGGTCTAGAAAGCCATATTCTCCAAGTTCATCAGGAATGGGGGTTTGAATGTAAGGTTGATTTGAAGAACCTCCATCAAATTGATCATTCCCATACTTAAGAGACTTAAGATTGGTTTTGAGATTAATTAATGCCATTAACCAGGTAGGTTATTGAGATATTGACCTTGAGCAAATGTATTATTGATTGATCCTACACTTGGATCGCTTAATGGACCTGTTGGGATAGCTCCATCAATATCTAATAATGAAGGTTTTGGTAAAATGTTATTTACACCATCATTGTATTGTTGAAATGCAGCATTTACTTCTGAAAAATCAGAACCATCTAATGAATAACCGGGTGCACTCCCATCCGCATGTAATTTTGACTGTTGAGTTGCTCCTGGGTTTGTTGATGGAGTTTGTCCATTACCATATGAGTAAGTTGAACCGTCCATTGTTAATTTATCTAAAAGTCCCATATTTGTTTTTATTATAAATATTGTGTTTATTGAGTTTTATATGTTCCAACTGTTACTGCTGTGCCTACTTTAGTAGAATCCATATATACTGATCCTTCTTTTGCTAAAATTTGGTTTAATACTGCTTTTACATTTTGCATTTCTACTACTAATGGAGAAATATCTGTTCCTCCTCCTCCACCACCACCTCCAGGAGATGATCTGCCTATGTTAGTTCCAATGACCATACCGTCATTTTTATCTAATTGGTATGTGCCTTTTTTAGTTGAAACTATTGTTTCACCCCCAGGCCCTATTATACCATCGCTCATCTTTGAATATACAACTCCTCCTACTACTGCGGCAGCTGCTAAACCTGCTAACGCGCCGATTGGATTCATAACTGCCCATGCTACTGCCATACCTGCAAGTATTGCTGCTATTGAGGCGGCAACTATTTTTAAAGCACTAAATGCTACTTTCAATCTTTCAGTATTAGAAACAAAATTTACTATTTTATCTAACATTTTAGCCATAGGCCCTTCAACTAGACTTGCAACCATATTTTTTAACTTATCTATAGCTGCGTTAAATTTATCTTGGGCTGATATTCTTTCTAATGCTGATTGTGCTTGTTCTTCGTTTCCGATAGATGCCATTAATTGGTTAGCTTCTTCTACTTTTCCTGCAGCTTTTAATTCTTCAACTTTTGCTTTTATTTGAGCTTGAGTCTGTTCACCTAATTTATTTAAATTTTCTTGTTGTACCAAAGAATTAGCTAATTCATCGGCATTCATTCCTAAAGCTTTAGCTAAAGCCTCCTGTTGAATGACATTCATTTTAGAAAATTCAGCTGTTCCTCCTACTTGTTTAAGTATTTCAGCAGCTGCTTCTGCTGATTTACCATTTAGTGCTAATAATCTTGCTTGTTCTAAATTTAAATCTTTACCAGTAACTAATTCTGCTTCTAGTTCGTTTGCAATTGATGATTCAAAATCAAGCAAACCTTCCGCCATTTTTTTAGCTTGGTCTAAACTTATTCCTAATTTTTGAGTTTGTACAACCGCTTGTGCTATTAATCCTGGATTATTTTGGTATTGTAATCTTAATTGTCCTGAGATTTTGGCTACTTCACCTAGTACTTTTTTATTATCTAGTTGAATTCCGGTTTGTTTGGCTAAAGAAGAGGTTTGTTTAATTGTAGATTTTACAACTTGATCTGCTGTTAATCCATTGGACATAGCTATCTGTTGTAAACTTGCAGCTTCATCTACTGATAGTCCTATTTGTTTTGTTAAATATACTTGGTCTTTAACTTGTTGTTCACTAAACCCTCGAGTTGCACCAAAAGCACTTGCTAATTCTAGCTGGGCTGCTACTAAATTTTCTGTAGTTTCAAAAAGACTATTACCTGTGTTTTGAATTTCAACAAATCTATCTCTTAAAGCTGTAGCTTCCTCTTTTGAGATAGCCATAGATTTAGATAAATTTGTAACTTGAGTATCTGCTTTAAATCCTAATTCTACTAAAGTTTTAAATGCTTTAATTATTAATCCTATAACTACTAGTGGGTCAGTAAGACTTGACAATAAACTTTTCCCCAAAGAACCTAATCCTGCACCTAATGCTGTAAGTCTGTTTCCACCTTCTGCTATGTTTTTATTCATAGCCTCTAATGCTGCATTTGTATCAACAAGATTTCCTAAAATTGGAATTTTAGATATCCCTTTTATTAATTTCCCGGCAATTCCTAATTTTTGATTTATTCTTTCTTGTTCAGAGACTTGTTCTTGTAGTTGATCTACTTGTGTATTATTATATCCTTCAAGTTTTATATATTCATTGATTAAAGTTCTTTGTTCATCTGTTAAACTAGAAGAAAGACTTAATGCTTCATCTTTTAAATTATTGATGTCTACTAAAACTCCACGCTCTTGGGATAAATGGGTAACCAATTGAGTAGCAAGAGCAGTTTGTTTAATATCTATCTGTTGGATTTGATTTTTAACATTCTTAACATCCAATAATCCTTGTCTAAGTTTAACTGCGTTGGATGCTATATCATCTGTTACTTTAGCCATTTTGTTAAACCTAGACTGAATATCTTTAGCGGTGGATTGAGATATTCTATCCATTCCAGTCATTGCTGTTTCAAAAGCTGTTTGAATATTATCTGTAATGCTTCTTAAAGCATCTTCTACAATGGAGGCGGTTTGTAAAGCCCTATCTCTTAAATCATCTGGATTGTTTGGTGCAGCCATTAACTAAATTTATTATATGTTATAAATATTAACTATTTATATTTTGTTGTTGGTTTACCAGAAGGGGTAACGGGTTTTGGAACACTCCCCCAATTTTCACGATTTATATTTCCTGATGGATCAATTAATGTTGATTTATTACCACCATCTTTAGAAGATGCCTTTTCATATGCTTCATTTTCTTTTTGATAAAATTCATTTATTTTATTAAAAGTGAATTGGCGCAACCATCTAGGCATAGCATAGACAGTTGGCCAATCATATCCTCCTTTTCCATAAAAACAAATTTCATGAATTTGGGTAAATAAATTTGCTCTTACTATTGGAGCGGTATCAGAAGTCAGGCCAAAAAAACTTAACCCCAACTGGAATATCGATTCTATTGGTAGCCCCGTCGGGAAAAAAAGTTAAATCAACATCAGGCTGATTTTCTTTAATATGTTTTCTTAATTCCCTCGAGTCTCGAGCTAGTAAGTGATTATCAACAAACTCTCGAATTGTTTTTGTTTCTCTATCTCCATTAACTGAAGTGATCATATATTTCAAACGTGTTGAAAGTTCAGGAGAAGCGTTTTTATTAATTTTTTTAAGACCTTCTAATTCAGTTTGAATTTTTTGTTCATCGCCATGAGTTAGAATCTTATAAGTAATATTAACACCAGTTGATAATAATGTATAATTAAATTCGTTAATACCTTTGTTTGAATGCTCAAATGGTTTATTGTCAATACCTGACAAATCTACAGTATATTCAGTTCCATCATAATCAAATGAATAATCTTTACCATATCCTAAGACACGAGCCGCAACCATAATTGCGTTTTTATCTCCTACAATTAGATCATTATAGTTGATTTTAGAGACAATAAGTGCTTGTAGCAGTTTGTCTAACACAATGCCTTTTTGAATATATGATTGGTTAGTAAGGATATCTTCTTCCTTAGCTGTCATATATTTCATTTCAATTTTTCCGCTTGATAGGGGATTTTCTTCTGGGTAGAGCAGACCTTTTGAAGGTAATTCAATAACTTCCGTTGGGATGTTGTTTTCCATAAATTTAATTTAATGTAACTTATTTTGTTATAAATATAATAAAAATAAAGGAGCTCGCCAAGTTTAGGCGAGCTTTCTTTAATTTGTTTTTGTTTGAATTAGAAATTCAAGATACAATAGTCCATTCCTAAGTTAACAGTCAATTCTTGAGCTGATGCTTCATCGTCCCAACTGTAATCACCAAACTTAGCAGATTTGATAAATGCTCCTTTGATAATCCATTCTGAAACGATATCGCCTACAGGTCCTAGAACGTTAATAGTTACATCTTTCTTATAGAAATCTGAGTAACCATCACGGCCAGTAACAGATTCATGATGTAAACGTACCCATTCCATTACTGATTGAGCACCTGAGGGAGTGATAGGATCAAACAATGTCATTTCGATATCATCCCATACTGCTTTACCTTTGATTTTACGGTAAACATTGATGTGGTTTAATTTGATTTCATCCATTGTTACTCCTACAGCACCAATCTTTTTAATTGTATATGAAGGAATACCATCAACATACATAATAAAGCGATTTTTTACCTTAGGTTCAAATGCTGTGAAAAATATTTCGTTTGGTGATATAATTGCCATTTTCTTTTATATTTTTATTTGTTATAAATATATACCTGTCTAATTTTTATGCGGGGAATGAAGCACCAGTTGGAGTAACGTTGAAATCTAAATAAATAAATTCAGCGGTTTTAGTTGGTTGTAAGTATATTTGACCAACTAACTCGTTTCTGTCAATTACATCAGGACCATTGTTTGTTTCGTTCATAATCACCTTAAACGCGTACAATCCTTGGCGTTGTTGAACGCTTGTTAAGTAAGGGTTAACTTGGCTTAAGAATTGATTTCTTGTTGCAATTGAGTTTTGTTCAAACACCAATGTATTTGCAATTTGAGAAATATACGATTTAAGAGCAATTAACAAACGACGAACGTTTACACGATCAAGAGCAGATGCTCTTAGTTGAAGTGTTTTCTGACCGTATACTACTACTCCTTGTCCTGGGAATGTTGCAATTGGATTTACTTTAGCAGCATACAGATCATTACGATTACCTTGTGATAATTTTTTCTCTGCTCTTACTACTGTATTTAATCCACCTCTGTTGATACCTGCTGGTGCAAACCAAGGTTCTGCTACTGAATCGTTATATGCATATACACCTGCAATTGCTGTTGAAGCTGGTACCCAAACGTATTCACCTGTTGAAGGTTCAACTACTTGCAACCATGGCCAATACATAGCTCCGTATGAAGTATCTCTTGAAGTAGCTGCTGATGAAGCATCAGAAATTGTTTTTCCATATGCTACTGGGTCAATTACATAGATAAAATCTCCACGGTTTTGAGCAACTTGAATTAACTCACCAACTGGTCCTGCAAAAGGAGCAGCACTATATAGTCCTGGAGTGAATAATACATTAAATTTATAATCGTCAGTATTTGTAAACAAGTCAATCATGTTATCATAATCTGATCCTGTTACTCCTTGAGAATTACCATTACCTATTAAACCAATTGTATTATAAAAATTAACTCCACCAGGTATGCTACCAATTGCTCCACCAAATGTTCCTGAAGCGTTTGTTGGAATTGAACCTGTAAATTGTGGTTTGAAATTTCCTGCGTTATCAAAGAAATTAGGTGTAGTATAGTTTACAGCACTTACTCTTACGTAATTTGATCTATTAGCAAATGAACCTGAGAATACAATTTGAGAATTTGTTGAATCATATTCTTCTCTAAAATCACCAATTACACGAGAAATATAATTTGGAGAGTTTGGATCTAATGTTAAGTTTGTCCAAGTTTCTAGTACTACTGGTTGTAGTGTACCATCATTACCTCTTCTGATCAATAAATCAAATGTTCCAGAAGATGATCTAGCATTGACAATTTGCCATCTTACGTTATCTGATGAACCACTAGGTAAATTTCCACCTGCTGTTTCAGTACTAGTACTATTCATAATAGTACCTTCAGAGAAAGTTTCAAGTACAAATGGAGATAATCCTGTTGATGGACCTCCAGAACCGGTTGGTATTCTTGAACTAGTTGCTGGAGAGTATGAAGCTCCTGAGCCAGATACTACTCTAGCTACTAATAGTGATTGACCTCCATTAGCAAAATAATTATATGCTGTGATAGAGGTAAAATAAGTATAGTTTTTCTTGTTATCAGTACTACCGCTTTCTAAAGTAGTACCAAAAATATTTTGGAATTGATTCCATGTAGTTACTACTGTTGGAATTTCAACTGGGCCTTTAACGGTTGGTCCAATGATCGCTGCTCCTACAGTAACTGGTCTTTTAGACACAAAAGAAGAATCATTTTCTCTTGCTAAGACACCGGGTGATATTAGTACTTCTGCCATTGTTTTTTAGTTATTTTAATTTATTATAAATATGGCAAAACCTTTTAAAAATATTAGCTACTTATAAATTCCCCTTTTTCAAGGTTAATAGATCCGTCACCATATTTTTGTTGTAGAGTTTCACCTACCTTAATTTCCTCTTGACGTAGTTGTTGTAAGTTGATCTTGAGTTGTTCTTTTTGCAATTCAAGATCTTGAAATCTCATTTCTAAAACTCCAAACTGTTCAACTAGTTGGATACGTTTTTCTTGAATTAATTTTAGTGATTGAATTTCTTCTTGTGTTAAAACTTTTGTTGTCATAAATTTTATTCTTAAATTGTACTACTATAAATATTTAAAAGTATTTAATCTATAAAAAAGGTATATGAAGATAATAAAGGTTGAGATCCTACATTCCAATTTACTGTATCAGAAATAGTACCTGTAGTCCATATAGTTTGTCCATTTGAACTATCAATTTTGTAACCATTTACATTTTTTACATATTGAGTTGCTATTGGGTCTAATGACCAAGATGCTCTTAATAGGGATGTACTAGAACTTATAATGAGTGAAGTAGCTCCAGGAGCTGATCCGGATAGATAAGCATCATTTGTAGTTTTATATTCTACTCCACCTGCTAGTTTAATAGTTCTTCCTAATGGGGATGAGCTAGTTAAGTTAGAACAAATCCACCCTGCAGATCCTGTAATGGTAATTGGTTGGGAATTTGATGCAAGACCTAATAGTATATTAGAAGCAGTAAGAGAAGAACTAATAGTTATAGTATTATTTCCTTGTACTGTAAATCCTCCCCAATTGATAGTATTTGTATCTAAAATAAGACTTGAACCTGCATTTGCTACAAGTGTAGTAGAGGTAGTACTTAAAGTTCCTCCTGTGGAGTTATTATATATTTTTGTTGCTGGTAGGCTGGTTCCATTTGTTATTGTTGAAGGAAATGTTACTGAACCCCCATTTGTTTTTATTTCTATGTCACTACTATTTAAATTAAGTAAATTGGTTATTGTTCTACCAGAAGCAGAGCCAGTTATTGTTAATGGAATTTTTATGAATGAGTCTGCTATAGAAATGTTTCCATAAATATTTACTCGATTACTAGAAGAACTTCCAGTAATTGTTCGAACTACGCCTACAGTTGAAATAGAAGAACTTATATTTAAACTTGAAGATAATATAACAGTATGTGTAGTACCATATAACCCATTATCTAAATATCTATTCCAGGTCATATTTCCTGTATCTAGAGCACATCCTATTGCTTGAAGATAATGACTATTAGTAAAAGTAATACCACTAGCGGTTACGTATGTTAATTTTCCACCTTTATAAATTAAAGAAGTAGCAAAGTTTATATATCCCGATCCACTAATAACTAAATTATTTTGAAGTATACCTTGAGGAGGAGGATTAACAGTAATTGAAGAAGTTCTATTTGTTAAAGGTGAAATATAGATAGTAGATGATCCACTAACTAAATTTACACTAGTCATATTTCCTTTTATAAATAAATTACTTCCATTTATATTCGTAATTAAACTAGTAGTACCACTGTATATTGTTATGAAACTATCTGTAATAGAGCATGTGTCTATTAAATTAAGCGTTTTACCTAAGGATGACTGGATACTAAAAATTTTAAAATTAGATATAGATTTACCATTAGAAGTAATATTAATAGAAGTTGATAAACTATTTGAAGCATATGATACTATAGTTCCAGATCCTGTAATTCCATTACTTCCCATTGATGGGGATAAAATTAAATCTCCTGCTACATTTAAATCACCAGATGCTGTAAATTGTCTATTGTATTCTGTAAAGCCAGATGATGAAAAAAATAGATTTCTAACATTTCCAGAAGATATGGTACAATTTCCACTATTAGAGGTAAAATAAGCATCATCATTAAATGTTGGAATCGCCCCATTTGCCGGACCATTATCTGATAATGACCAACTTTGGGCTGAATTCCACACTCCATCTGAACTTCTAAAATAATATATAGCCACTATTTTATGATTTAATGTAGTTTATAGTTAAACTAACTTTTGTAACTGTTGGGACTGGTGAAGCAAGTACTCTAAATACAATTACATCATTAGCAGAGAATCCAGGTGTCCAAGTTGATAAACTTAAATCTCTTGCAAATCTAGCTCCACCTAATGAAGGAATCTCAGAACCTGCTATTGATGCTGAAGTAGCTAAAGAGTCAGTACTTACATATACACCAATATTACATGCTCCTGCAGCATCCGATGCCATTGTCCATCCTGTAAATGTTCCATTACATGGCATAGATATGTATCCCTTTTCTCCTGCGGTTAATGTTCCTCCTCCTCCATCAATAGTGATACCAAAACTTCCACTTTTAATGTTTGGGGCAGTTGGTGCAAAAGAAGCACTTAATGCATAAGAAGAACTGAGAGCGTATGAGCTACTTAACGCATATGATGATGAAATAGAATATGAAGCACTTAATGCATATGAACTACTTAACGCGTATGATGATGAAATAGAATATGAAGCACTTACAGCATGAGATGAACTTAAAGCGTATGAAGCGCTTAATGCGTAGGATGATGAAACAACATAAGAAGCACTTGTTGCGTAACTAGATGAACCTATTAAAGTAAAACCGGAACCCATAGTTATATTACCAGCCATAGTACCACCAGCTAATCTAAGATATCTAGCATCTGCTGCTGTTTGATCTAATGGAGCTATTGGGTACCATTGACGTGATCCCGAGCTCCATATAAAACTATCACCATTATTTGCTGCAATGTCACCGGATATAATCCATACTAAACCATCAGATAATGAGGAAGTTACTGTTCCTGAACTGCTTAATATTAATGAAGCTGATGTACCTGTTGTTGTTGCTGATAATCCTGTTGCTATGTTGCCTGTAATTGAATCTGGAGATGTTCCATTTACTGTTCTTACTGAAGATGTTATTGTTAGGCCATTTATTGTAATTCCGGGACCTTGTATTAAATTAACATATGAGGCAGTATCTGCTGTTCCTTTTAAACTACCAGAAAAAGATCCAGTTGCTGTTAAATTAGTTCCGTCAAATTTTAATTTATTAACACCACCAAAAGCTCCTGCATTATTGTATTGGATTTCGGTATTATTTCCTTGTGGGGACCCATCTCCACCTCCAAAAGCTGTAGAAGCAGTATAATACAATTCTCCTGTTGTATTATCAAATGTTACAACATGAGATTTATTAGCAGTTTCTAAGCCTTTAAATCTAACTGAACCTGTTGAATTTAATGATCCTGTAAAAATTAAAGTGTTAGTTGTATAATCAAATTTAAGATTAGATGAACCACTAAAAGTACTTCCACTGTTAAATTGAATTTGAGTATCTTGACCTCCTGGAGTTCCTGATCCTCCCGATCCTGTATTGATAGTAATAGGAAATGTTGTTCCATTTCCTTTTGTAAAAGTAATTGTATTTGAAGTAACAGAAGCTGTTACTAAAGCATTTGGGGTAAAAGAAGCGGTTGTGGCTGTTCCGTTTAAAGATCCACTAAATGAACCTGTAAATTGGGTATCTCCATTTCCTGTACCACTAACACTTCCATATATAGAATCAACGGGACCTATAAGATCATTTATGATACTTCGAGCGATGAAGCCAGAATCGCCATTATTTAATTCAGGTATATTACTCATTTTTTATTATAAATATTAAGTATTTTTAATATCGTTTATGTTGTTTACTATTTGTTCGCTTACTCTAATTTTAACTACATCTTGTAGTTTTTTCAATGCGGTTACATCCTTTTGTAATACATCGGGGATAATATATCCATTCATTTTAATACTGAATGTACTACTTACTATTCTTTCTTCTTTATCTGCTAGTTCTGTTTTAATAGTAAATGAATCAATCATCGCTCTAAACTGAAAACGAGAAGGATCGCCCCAATATGAATCAGAAGCATATTCAATTGCTTCAATAATTTTATTGAGCTGATCCATGTAGTAAGTATTGATGGTACAGGTATAAGTTACTGTAATGTAATCGGGAACTACGACTGCGTAATATTGCTTTTGGGGTCTAACATTATTTAGTATGCTAAAATTGTCGTATGCGTTTTTAGGGCTATAACTTTTTCCTTGTATTGAAATATTGTTTGGATTATTTGCATCTAATTTATTAGCAATTGTTCTTACTTTATCAATGCTATCTCTTTTGAACATGATGATCGGCATCATGATTCTACCTTGAGAATCTCTAAAGTATCCGAACTTTTGAAATGAAGCCCATTTTTCTGGTGAACCATAAATTATTGGAACTTCAATTCTTGTTCCGTTTTGTATTACAAATGGTCTAATTACATTTTGAAAGTAATACATTATGGATTCATCAATATCCTGAATACCAATTGAGAATGGTTTTGTAGAATCTCCTGTAAAGGAAACTTGTTTTCCTCTATTAACACCATTAGCGCTATTAGGATTTCCCATCTCAGTATCGAACGCTTTATGCTGTTCAGTACTAAGTTCTCTTTGTGTTTTAGGGATTGGAGTTCTACTATTTTTAGCCATTATCTTTATATTTAAATATGAACTTTTTACAAGTTTTATATTTTCCCCCCAAATGAAGTCTCATATTAACTTCATGTACTCCTACTGATTGAGCAGCTATTTTAGAAGATTCATATTCTTTTATAAAATTACCATTTAAGTCATATTGCATTGTGGGTTTGTTTCTAGCTAATATTCCTGCTTCTATTTGATGTTGGGGAATAGTCCAGTTTCCTTTTCTTTGTTTACTCATCATATCTCCAAATCCATCAGGTTTTGGTTTTGAATTGGATTTACCTATTTTAGTTTTAGTTTCTTCAGTAAGATGGTATCCTCCTGTAGGTCCGTTTCCTCCAATATTTTTATTTTCTAATTTAAATCCCCAAGATTTAAACAATGATATGTAATGCTTTTCCCAAAATTTCCATTCGGAGGATGGAATTTCATCAATTACATTGATTTGTAAATTTTTATATTTTTTATAAGTATGATCCGCCAATCTTATATTTATTGGATTTTTTGTTTTTCCTATATAAAAAGGAACCCCATTTTCTTTACTTAGATAATATATGAATGTTTTTTCCATTTTATAGTAAACGAGTACGTTGAATGTTAATTCTGTCACTAGGCACGTAATGGGTTTCACAAGTTACTGAAACGTTATATCCAAATTCAGCTAATCCTGGATTTAATGGATTTATTTCATTAGGATAGTCAGGATCTTTACCTGCCCAGAATTGAGTGATATTTGTATTATCTACTTCCCAATAACTTTCTTGATATAATATAATGTCTCCTACTTCAGGATGCACGTTTGCATCAACTAAATCATCTCTTAAGAATGCAAAAGTTACAGGCCAATCAAAGTTTACACCTAAATCACTTGTAGGACTTGTATTATCACCAACTGTAATTAATGCGTTTAATAGCACTGGTCCGTCAAAGAATTTCCCACCAGATGCTTCACCATACATGTTAATAACTGTTTCTTTTAACTTGTATTTATAAAAAGCACACTGTTGAGTGATGATGTCTCCCATCAACTCTCTATTCATTCTTCTTAGGAATGAAATATCTCTTGAGGATCCAAATAATGCCATCTTATCCTATGAATATTACCATTGGTGACTTTGAGAGTTCGCTCATTGCTGAATCGCTTTCTGCTTGTTTTCTTGCTAATAATGCTTGACGAGAAGTTTCATCAAAATATACTCTTAATCTTTCTAGTAATGCTGTTTTATCTGTAGTAGCAGATGCTAATAAATCAGCTTGATTTAATGTAATTTCTCTATTTGGGATAGGAACTTGAGTATATTTTCCACGAACATATCCTAGCATTTCTTTACATAAAGCTAGTGTATATTCAAATATCCATTGTCTTCCTATTGAATTAATTTGAGAGTATATTGGATTAGTGAAATTAGCATTTGATGCGTTTGTTACTGCTCCTGGTGCTTGTCCAATAACGCTATTATTTCTTTCCTCAATACTGATATACTGGAACCAAATATAGTGATCATCATGAGGTGGTATAGGAAATATTCTTAATTTATTATTTATCAATTCAAATGAATATCCTGCTAATGAAATTTCATTTTGCATTTCAACTGCTTGAGCAGATTGAAGTAATAGACTTGTTGGATACATTAGAAATCCTGTCGATCCAAATAAACCATAAGCACCAACTGCTGGAACTCCACCTAGACCTGAGAATACACTTAAGTTATATACTTGGTTAACTGCTGGAGGTGGCTGCCAAAATATTCTTTTGATTTCCATTCCACCAGTTACGTTGTTTTCTATAGCCCATAGATTAAAATCATAATCTTGAACTCCAGCTATAGCTTTAAATGAACCACTATACCAAGTAACATTTCCTCCTACTCCTGCTTCAGAGCCATATTGTTGAGACAATCTAATTACTCCAGCCATTGAAGGTGTAGTAATAGCATGATTCATGTTTGAAGCAGTAGAAGAACCAATTACATTTAATAAATTATCTCTTAATTGGAAAGCATATAATTCATTTCCGTATGTAGTAACGGCTTCTTCAAATGCAGCATAAAAATTTAAATCCTGCAATTCGACATCCATAATTGGATATCCTAATCGTCTAGCGCAAAAAGTTGTTACTTTATCTGCGTCCGCTTGAAATTGTGGATCAAAATCATAGAATCCAAATGGAGTTTCTCCTGGAGAAAATGATGAGCTACCTGGATATATAGGAATATTCATTGGAAAGTCAATTTATTATAAATATTGACTTTTTCAATTTAATTCACAAATGTATATGCTACTGTTCCTGGTCTTGAACCTGTAGCCCAGTTAGTTGTTCCGTTTAATGTTGCTCCAAAACTCCAAATAGTTTGACCTTGAGATGAATCTATACGTGTACCATTAATATATACTAATGATTGTAGTGCTCCATTATCTAATGTCCAAATTGATTGTGTTGTCGCATTGTTTGAGGTCATTGTAATGGGTGAGGCAGCAGTTGCTGTTAATTGAGTATTAGCTGTTGTTCTATATGAAGCACCTGATGAACTATTAGCTAATGTGATTGTTCTACCTATTGTTGAGCAGATTAAATTCGCACAAGTCCAACCTCCTGAACCTGTAAACGTTGTATTTCCTGTTGCTGCTAGTGTTAGGTTATTTGCAATAGAAATTGGTGTGTCTATCGTGTATGTTGCAGCACCGGGAAGTGTCAAATTGTAGAAGGGCATCCCATTTATTGTAACACTAGTATTTATAGGTATAGTGAATGTAGAAGTGCTGGTGTTAATAGTTCCTGCGGTGTAGGTTAATGTTCTTGCTGTGGTACCCCACGTTACTGTTCCTGCAGGGAATGTTACTATTGCTTCTGCACTTTTATTGATAGTAAGATTATTTTGGATAGTACCTGCGGATATTGATGCATTACCTGATCCACTCATTTCTATGGTTGCTGTACCTGATAAAGCAACAGAAGAGAGTGTTAAATTTCCTCCTACATATATCACATAACTCGCTCCATTAGCAATTCCAGCAACCGTAGCTACTGATAAAGCTCCTGATATATTCATATTTGAATTTAGTAGTAGAGTTTGTCCTGCAGCTGCTCCGAATGCTATACTGTTAAATAAAATAGAAGATACGTTATTGAATGTATTAGTAGTACCCCCTATGGACAATGTACCCGTAGAATTATATGAACCCGTCGTATAAATAAAATTAATTCCTGCAAATGCTGTAGTTGCTTGTGTTATGGTTCCTACTGAACTACTAATTTGTATAGTAGTTGCAGCTGCAGTTCCTGTGTAAGTGCCAGATAAAGTTCCAGTTCCTCTAAGTAAGTATAGTATACCTCCTGTAGTTGTTGTGAGACCTCCAGGTGATGTTAAATTTCCTCCAATGCTTGCTGTAAAACCTCCACCTGCAATGTTATTTTGACCAGTATTACCTCCAAAATTACCATTAATAGTCCAATTGCTACCAAATGTATGTGTTGTACCACCACCCCCAGCAAGAGCTAGTGTACCATCTAACACAACTCCATTTGATATAAGAGTTCCATTTCCTGTTTTTGATATACCACCACTTCCAGTGATAGTCATCCCTGAATTTAATGTAAGATTACCTACGACGGTTAGAGTGTTAGCTAAACTCATTGTACCTACGTAGGCTGAGCAACTAAGTAGTGAGCAAGCTGCACCGGCGGTAATAGTACAGTTTTTACTACCACTAACCCCAGCACCTGTAAATAATGCGGTTGTTGCTGATGTTGGAACTGCAGTATCCCAGTTTCCTATTGTGCTCCAGTTGTTATTAGCTCCTAATCCAGTCCACGTAGGCATTACTCAATAGGTTTTTCTTCGTTAATAGCAATTGTTGGAATTAAACTAGTAATTATATTAGTTGCATTAATTCTTGTTATTTCAGAGGAAGCTCTATTGATAATATTTTGTTCTATTTCTTCTGTTGATTGAGGCATAAAATGAGGTACCTCTGCTGTAACAATAGTAGTATCGAAATTATATTCAACTACTGTAATTAATGTTTCTCCTGCTTGTCTTGTTGAAATAATCTTGTATGTCATGACTTAATTGTATTTATAATTAAATTTAATCTTGTTATTGTAGCTGCAGTATTTAAAGTAAATCCATAGACATCACCTGCTGTTATAGCAGTATCCCATCCAGTTAATATGGATGAAGATGCTTTTTGGGTAGCAGACATAGTAATCGGAGCTGAACCAGTAATTGAGGTTTGAGTTGGGAATCCTGAGAATGTTGATTTTCTTACATCTATATTACAGGTTCCTGCTTGATCAGCCATTATTTCCCAATCTGTAATTGTTCCGTTATATGGGACTGTAATGTACCCTTTTTGGCCTACAGCTATAACTCCACCATTTCCATCGATGGTAACACCAAAGCTTCCACTTTTAATATTGGAAATAAAGGTATCAGGAAGAGTGTGAGAATACAAACCAGAGGCAGTATTGTATGTTACAATGTGGCCTGAACCAGTTGAAGAAGTTGATCCGGTTACTGATAGTGAACCAGATATAACCGAGTTATTTTGTGCAATGACACCATTGCGAGCTACAAATTCGTTTGCCATAATTTTTTAGTTTTCCCTATCCAACTAAATTCTATTATAAATATGCCAATTACATGAAAGTTGCTAACATTTTTACTTGCCATCCCGATGGAGTAGAAGCTCCTGTGTTTATTTGGATCTGACCTGATACTATAGACGAAGCGAATGTAATTGTGGAAGTATCACCTATATCTACTGTTGAATTATCGTAGTAAGATACTGTTGTGCCATTCCATGAAGTTACAAATTCACCTGCTCTAGAATTAGATCCATTGTATATTGTATATTTACCAAATGCTGAGGTAAATGAACCTGTGTTTAGTGTAAATAAGTTGTTTATACCAGGACTTGTACTTGGTGAAATTGCGAAAAAGTCGGTTAATGTAGCATCTAATGTTAATGTTTGAGCTATATTAAAGTTAGGAGAATATGATGCAGTAGCAGCTGTACCAGCAAATGTTGATGAATTTGAACCAGTATAGCTGTTAAATGAAGATGTTGTTACAAAATCACCACTTGGGCCTCCTCCAGTTGCACTAATAGTAACAACTCCTATTCCGTTTGTTGGTGAAATTGATATTCCACTACCTGTTAAAATTTGTGATACACCTGATCCGCCTCCACCAAATGCGGATGAAGCGGTATAGTAAAGTTGACCGGTTGTTGAGTCAATAGTTACAACATTTGCTTGGTTTACTGATGTTAAGCCTCGTACAACTAAACTACCGCTAATATTTAGTGAACCAGTCATATTATGCTGGTTATTTGAATTTAGTTCAAATTTTCTATTAGCATCTGAATCAAAACCACCTGCAAAAAACTGAATAGGCTTGTTAGGTGATGCATTTCCTATATGAAGATGACTTCCCGTAGTATATAAGTAAGCATCATTTGCATTACCTACAGGGCCAGTAAAGTTACTACTATTGATACCCATATCAATATAGTTACCATTCTCATCTCCATTATTAGCAGTTGCTACAACGTCTGATGATGCTACAGCTCCTGCATTAGTATTATGGATATTAAGCTGTAAATAGTTATTTAAATTACCTTTACCACTTATTACATTAAATGAAGTTGGGTGAGTTTGTTGAACATATAGTGCTTCAGGATTAGCTGTTGTATTAACATCTGAATTAATAATAATACTTGTAGAACCTGATTGATATATTGAACTGGTTGCTAAAGTAGTATCTGTAATGAAGTATGGAACATGTGGGGCTTTTCCACCTAAGATATTAGAAGCAGTTCTTGCAAAACTAGCTGTACCAAGTAAAGATCCAGTAAATCCACCAGTTGTAATAACAGATCCTGTTATATTGATTTGATTTTGAGTAGCAAAATTTAATGCTTCTGTACCATCTAGGTATGTTATATATCTATCCTCATAATCAATAGTTATATTTCCAGTTGAGTCTTTTAATTCTCTTCTTCTATATAATATAGATTCATTACCTGAATCATCATATATAATTCTATTTTCAAAATCAACAGAAACAATACCTGCAGTATCATTTAATTGGGTTTGCAGTTGATATGTATCTGAGGTATTAATTTGCAGAATTTGACCTGAAGTACCAGTGGGTAGACCATTTAAAGCATATGAAGCTGTATCTGAATAGCTACTAGATAAACTATACGATGATGATTCAGCAAATGAACTACTTAAACTATAAGAACTTGATAAAGCATAAGATGAGGAAATGGCGTAGCTTGATGATATGGTATATGAACTACTTAGAGCATATGAAGCACTTAAAGCAGGATTTGCACTATTGAATACTGATCCAGTTACATATGATGCTGTTATAGCTTGAGAAGCCCAAGAAGCCGTACCAATTAATTGTCCTGTAAATGAACCTGTAAATGAACCTGTATTACTTAAAAATTGGTCTACTCGATTTGCTGTTACAATTAATGATGGAATTGCAGGAGAGGCATCGATAGCACCTGAGCCTGTAGAATATAATCTTATGTTATTATTTGTAGCCGCCCATATCAATTGGAAATAATCACCCGCAGAAGCATCTACAAACCAATTCCAAGCCGCTAATGCTTTATCATTTGCACCACCTGCTAATGTTACAGCTGTATTTGTTTCTGGGAGGTCAGTTCCATTTTTTCTAAGCCATATATATGCTATACCATTAGTACCTGTAGTTTTATCAAGTTGGGCAGAAAACTGGATATCATATACTCCAGCATTCTCCATTTTAATGTAAGTATTATATGGGTTTGTAGATCCAGATAATGATACTCCATTTGAAATAGGAGCATTATTAAGAGACATTGAATATACTGCACCTACTGTACCTATAGTTTGAATAGTAGTATCATAAAAACTACCATAAGATCCGGTTGCTGTATTATTTCCTCCACCTCCTCCGGTTGAGCTAATAGTAATACCACCTACACCATCATCAGATAAACTAACATTGGAACCTTGTTTTAGATTTAAAACAGTTTGTGATCCATTATTTGTACCATTAGTTTGAAGTGTGATTGAAGTACCGGTACCTCCACCACCTCCACCACCTACACCTCTAAATAAACCTCCAGGTAATATAGTAAAGTCAGCAGCTACTGCAAATGTACCATCCCCTTTAATTACTATAGCTCCTAAATAAATAGCATTCGCTGCTGTATTGGGGGCTTCAGAGAAAGTTTCAATGTTTAGATTAGCAATAGCCTCTGATTCGCTTGAATATATTGCATTACCATAATAAACTACTATGGCTTTAGATACTGAGTTTGGATACCAAAATACTCTTTGAGTTGACCAGCTATTATTAGCTACACTCGTTAAAGTACCGTTAAGTGAGTATTGAGTTGGATCAATTGTGGTGTATCCTGTTCCATTATTTGTATCATATACCCAATCAGATCCTGATTGTCTATATCTAAATATTTTAGAAACATTTGTTCCTGGATCAGTTACGTATGATGGATTATTTGGATCTGTTGGGTAATTAGCTCCATCGGCAAATGAAGTACCACTTCCGACTGTTAATCCACGAGAAGAGCTTGTTGCTAAAGCATGACCTGATAGTTTTAAGGGACCAAAAGCAGATATAAATATATTTGATCTTTGTTTCCAACCATAGGCTAAAGAAGGTTGTGTTTTTACACCATTTATCGTTGAATGATTTTGATGTAAAACAATACCTACAGGAATATATGTGTCTACTTGCCCATCAAAATATGGAGTACCTTGAGCATGTATCTGATTGCTTGAGCTTATTGATATAAACTGTTGATCAAATGAAGCACTTAAAGCATCGATAGTTTTAGTTAGGTTACCCCATTGTAGGTATTGGATTGTAGGATATGGATCATTATTTAATGATGCGTTAAGATTAACAATCATACCGCTACCACTTGATACCTGATATGTGTTTGAATTTACCTGAGTTACTACTCCTCCGTGTAGTAAACCAGTATACAAATTACCTTCCATCCAACGTAAACGAGTTACGTTATTGAATCCACTACCGTTTTGACTAAAGTATAGGTCATTTGTTGAACCAGATACATAAATATAAGATGCGGAGATTGAAGTGTTTATATTTGTACTTACAGGATCAAATCTTATATATCCATTAACTTCTGTATCTCCATATATTTGGACTGATGGTGTTAATGTTGCTCCTAGGGCATATGCTCCCGATATTATAATGCTGCCTGATAGTAAGGTATTTCCTAGTAGTGTATTATTACCTACTTGAATAGTTGAGCCAGATACACTAAGAGATCCAGTTAAAGTAGTTGTTCCAATTAATGAATTTGAACCAGTAGTAATCATACTACCAGTCAACACCATATTATTAGAAGCGCTATCAAATGTAAAATTATTTGAACCACTAAATACTCCATTCCCATTAAATTGAATAGATTTATTTGGATTTCCAGGAGATGTGGTTGTTCCTCCACCGAATGCTGATGAAGCAGTATAGTACAATTGACCACTTGCTGTATCAATTGTTAGAACATTTAATTGACTTGTTGATGTAATTGACGGAAATAAAACACTTCCTGTGGAAACTAAAGATCCACTAATATTGACAGTATTTGTATTTTTATCAAATGTAAAAGTTCCACTACCGCTAGTGGCACCAGCATCGTTAAATTGAACTGATTGATCTGGGCCAGCAGGAGCTGCTACAGCAGTAACTGTAAACAGTGAACCTGTTCCATCGTAAATATCTGTACCATCGGTCTGTAAAACTCGCTGGTATGTGTTTTCTATATTCTCGTTTGTAAAATCTAATGGTCCTGACATAACAGATATAATATAACAAAGATTTTACTGAAATCAAAGTTTATTTAACAAACCTTCAACAATCTGATTTTTAGTTGATTCTGTTAATTCAACTTTTTGTGAATTAAGATATGTTGAAATGATTGAATTTGCTTTGGTTTTCTTAAATACAATGTTATCTATACTTATGTCTTCTCTTAATAATAATCTCATTAAATTAACAACGTGTTCTTTAATGACCTTACTAATATCGGGCGTAGATTCAGTTGGAGCAACGGTTGTAACAATGGATTCTGTGTTTTTAACATCCGTCACGGATACTTTAGGAGCGCTTTCTATAATCAAATCTGCGTCCTGTGATTTTACTTCAACAACTACTTTTTTAGATGCATCTACTGAAAATTCTGATTTCCAAGGAATGAAATATGTATCGTCTGCTATAACTTCTAATTTAATTTCCCCTTTCATGCTTTCAGGTAAAATTCCTTTTAGTCGTTTGATTGGGATTTTACAATTACCATGTTCATCAATTTTACCATTAAATAGTAGATTTAAATCTTCCGATTCTATGATTAAACGGGCTTTAGAATTTGAAAGTGAAGCACCATCGATTTTAACTTTACATTCAAATATTTCGGTTTTATCCGTGTATAATTTATACATTATAGATCAATTTTAACATTTATTCCTAGTACTTCTTTAATTACCATTTCAACATCTTGAGCAGTTATTTTAACGTCTTTTACTTCTTTAGTTTGTTTCGTTTCATCGTATCCATTTACTTTACACCAAAGAGTAATAAAATGTTTTTTCTTTTTTTTATCTCCTAGAGTTTCAGCTGCTCCGCCTGGTCCTCCAGATATTATTTCAATTAATAGGGCAACATCATTCCAAGTAAATGGGTTTCTACTTTGATTTGGAAATGGATTTGTGTTCCAAGCAAAATTTGCATTTCCCCATCTAAAAGGAACTCTAGTTACCATATATTATAAATATATAAAAACCTTAGGAATACTCAAACCTATCTTAGGTTGTCGCTATAAAGTATTCGATTGTTGCTGAAGAACCAGATGGTTCTATTGAAACACCTGATATACTAGGTAATATAAAGTTAGATGAATTACTTCCGGATGCATTAGTTGATGTAAAAAATGAACTTCCAGTATCTACAGTAAACCAAAATGATTGAGCATTTGATGAGATCAATAATTGAATTGGAACTAAGGATTTATTAGTTACCCTAGCGTATTTTATACTACCAGTAGTAAACGTTCCAGATGATGTTGGTGAAGTATTTATACTAAATAATGTCGTAATTGAACCACTAGGACAATTCATTATTCTATTATCTATATTATTGATACCAGAGATAGTTTGAGTAGTATAAACTCCTCTATCTGTATCACCAATATTTATTTTTTCACTTATATATATTGTTAAATCAGCCATGGTTTTAGTCTCTAAATTCTTCGTATGTTTTTAAAATTTCTTCTACTATCTCGTGACGGTGGTTTTTCTTTAAAGTAATTATTCTAACACCTTTAATTCGTTCTTCAAGTCGTGGAAAAAATCCAATACCCGAATCTTTTTTGCTTTTTAAATCCACCTGTGCTATATCACCACAGAAAACAATTTTACCACCTTTACCTAAACGTCCCAACATCATTTCTGTTTGACTATGGGTAATGTTTTGGCACTCATCAACGATTACAAACGCATTAGGAAACGTTCTACCACGCATGAATGCAAATGGTACAACTTCGATTTGATTTTCTAAAACCATTTTATCGATTTTTTCCTTATCGTATAATAGATATAAGTTAGCATATATAGGAGCCAACCATGGATCCATTTTTTCCTTTAAATCACCAGGTAAGAAACCAATATCTTCTTTTGATACTGTAGCTCTAGTGATAATGATTTTATTCATTTCTTTCTTAAAAACCATATCTAAGGCTACTTGACAAGCTACTAATGTTTTACCTGAACCTGCCATTCCTTTTAATAGCACAACAGGGTTGTCTATAATCACTTGCTTAGCTTCCTTTTGTTCTTCGTTTAGGGATAATTTAAATTTAATATCTCCTTTTGGTTTTCTTTTCTCTAAGAAAACATCGTCATTTGGATTTTGAGGCATATGTTTTATTGATAAATATTACAAGTATTGGAAAAAAAAAGAAAAGCCGGACTAGGTCCGGCTTCTCAATTTTAATTCTATATTAAATCATATTATAGGCTATTCAAACCACTAACAACGATTTTACCGTAGAATTCAGGACGTAACATTTTCTTAGCGTAACGAGTCATTAAACCTTTACGTGGAGTGAAGGTTGCAGGATCGTACACAAGAGGTGTCATGATTAATGGAATATACGGAGCAAACACAGCACCTGTTTCTAGGAATTGTTTACCACGGAAACCCATCAAGATAACGTTTTCAGTCATATAAGGATTCTTATAAACTGTGTAACGGTTATTGATAGCACCTACTTTCTGAACACCCATTGCGTATTCCATATTTGCAGCATCACCGTTAGAGTTTGCAGCAAATCCTGGGATTGATTCAAGGACTGTTGCTACTGTTGGAGAACATACTAAGAAGTTAGCACCACCACGAAGGGTTAATTGATGAATCTTGTTAGATACTTTCTGCATTTTAGTACCAAGAGTTTGGAACCAACCACCTTGAGTGTTATAGAAACCTGTTTGGGTAGTAGATGTTGGGAAATCAAATCCATTAGGATTTGCTGGGTTGTAGACACCATTATTCAATACTGTCCAGTATTCAGTTGCAGCAGCTGCATCTTCGATCAACATATCAAGGATTTCCAAATCAATTTCCATTGAAATATACTCGCTCATTACGTTAGTTAATTCGGCTTCAGCATCGATATTCTGATAAGCGTTAAGATCCTGAGCAAATTCAGGTGTCCATACTGCTCTCAACTTTTTAGTCTTAGCAACAATCGCTTGTGATTGCATCTTAATGTTGATTTCTGGAATCGCAATTGTAGATGCGTTTTGAGCGTTTGGAACTGAGAATGAAGGAGCGGATGTATCTTCGAAATCACCACGGTTGTTATCTGCAGTAATTTTATTATAGAATACAGTTAATTGAGCTGCTGGAGCACCAGAGAATGCTGTAGTTGAACCTGAAATAAAGAATGAAATAGTACCTGCTGTATAGTTGTAAGTAGTAAATGCTGGTAGAGAATTAGCTACAGTAAATCCAGAACCACTTACATAAAACGCACGAACTGCATCTGGATCAAAGTTAGTAAGAACAGAAGCTGTTGAAACTGTAACTTTGTAAATACCATTTGCTTTTACAGAAGCTGAATAAGCTGAATCGTATCCTAATTCTGCCCAAGATGCTGTAACTACTGAACCTGTACCTGCTGCAAGTACTGGAGTAGTACCACCATTGCTTGAACCTGACATCCAAATAGATGCTGAGAATTGGTTAGTAGAGTAAGCAAAACGGCCTGCACCATATAAACCACCTGTTGTATCAGTAGTTTGGATTGGGAATTGACCTAGTGGGTTACGAGCACCATAAAGTGAATTATTTTGACCAAATGGGTTTACGTTAGTACCATATTGGAAATCTAGGAAGAATACTAGTCCAGAAGGCAAATTCATTGGTTGTACAGAAACGAATTCTTTAGCAGCAATCGATCCGAATACTTTACGTACTAACGGAAGAGCGATACCTGCCCAGTTTTCAGACTGACCAACTTGGAAGTTACCTGCACCAGAACCAGCACCTGTTTGGCTAGTTTCTACTACTAATTGTTTTGCTTGGTTCTCGAGGATAAGAGCCATGTTGTTTTTTTCTACCTCTGAACCAAACCCTTCAAGTAAGCCTGTTTTAGACCACTTGGTTGCTAATCTAGCAGCATCACTTTGAAGTGATTTCCACGGATTAGCGGATTCGAGTAATTGATTGATTGAACTCATCGTTTTTAAAATTTGTTTTTAGTTTGTTTTTAAATTGTTTTTACTTGTTGTTTCCAAATGCTAATTCACGCATACGTGAGAAAGCATCATTTTCGATAATTGGTTTTGATTTAGCTGTACCTAATGCTTTAGAAGCGGAACCTAATGATTCTTGAATTGGAGATTTTTTAACTGGTGTTTTCAAATTCTCTAATAGAGTTTCATAAACTAATTGTGCTTCTTTTTTAGATGTAGCTTTATCAAATGCTGTTAAAACCTTTACTTTTTGTGATTCAGTCAAAGACTTGTTACGGAAAATTTTGTTAGTGTAAAGAAGTTTAGCGTTTAATAAATTGATTTCGTTAAGTTCTGATTTAAGAGTTCTGATTGCCTCATAAGCTTCTTCAAGTTCCTCTTGCATTTCATTTTTAACGTCTTCTTCATAAACGTTTTCACTTTCAAGTTCAGCAAGAAGTTCATCAAGACCAATTTCTTCGTCCATATCTTCTTCAGCTAAAAGCTCATCAAGATCAACCATTTCATCGATTTCTTCTTCTTCAGATTCTTCAGCTTCAGCACCTTCTTCATTTTCCATACCTTCATGACCAGCTTCAAGTTCACCTGCGCTAACCATGTCTTTAATAACATCTTCAATGAAAGATTTTAAATCATCTTCGTCCATGTCTTCAATAGACATTTCTTCTTCAGATTCTTCTTCTTCGGATTCCTCTTCTTCAGATTCTTCTTCTTCCTCTTTAGCTTCAAAAATAGATTCCTCCATTTCTTCACCTTCAAGTTCAGCAAGAAGTTCATCTAATGAAATTTCATCCATAGATTCTTTTTCTTCCATCATTTCTTCTGCCTCGTCTTCATACATTCCTTCCATCTTAGTTTCCTCTTCTTCCATTTCCTGGAGTTTAGCGGAGAGTTTTTCCTTAAGATACGGAGTGAATGCTTCTTCGAGAGCAGCTTTTGCGTTTGCTATTGCTGTTTCTTTGACAGATTTAGCATCGGCGATTGCTTCTTTAAGCAAATCTCTGTTTGTTGCCATTTTTTCCTTAAATTTGTTTGTTGGAAATACGTTTAATATGAGGAGAACCCTCGAAACGTAATAAAATTATTATAAGCAATGCCTCATAAATTGGGCACATTCTAATATACGTATATATGGATATACTCAAAGTCGCAGAAATGAAAAAAAGAAGCGCTCCTTTATAGGGAGCGCTAGTCTAAAGAGACTATCTTTAGAGAGGCTATTTTCCTATTTGATAAATACCACCATCTACCCCAACAGCAAATTGGTTTGGGTGTGCTTTAATATAATCTTGGGCATAATCAATGATAACTTTTTTATAAGTATTTGAGTCCATATTTGTATTTCCTTTTAGATCTCCAGTTTTGTCAGCAATTTTACTACCTAAATCAAAAAGATCATCTTCACTCATTTTATTTGCTTCTTTACCAAGAACATTATTGTAATATTCAGTTTGTTTATTTTTATCTTCTTTAGCTTGTTGATCCATTTGATATACTTTACCAATTCCTCCTAAAGTAGTTAAAGCTATTAATCCTTTAATAATCCAATCTTTAATTCCTTCATCAATATTTTCATTTTCTAAAACAACAATGGCATTGCTATATTGACTCTCAGTAATTAAACCTGCGAGTTTTTGCATGTGTAAGAATTCTTTATTCATGTTTTTATTTTTATTTATGTTTTTATTTATAAATATATTAAAATATCGGACACGTACCGTTTGAACAAAGTATTTCAGTAAGTATAGAATTAACTTTAGAATAGGGGTTTGAATTAATTGATGTAGATAATCCCTCATGTATTTGTCCTACAGGATGCATCCATGAACCTGGATTTGAAGGTGTGGAAACAAAATCAAAACATAGTAGTTCAAAGTCGTCTTGTACTTCTAATACTTCACCTACTTGTTTTAAGCTGCCCATTCCACGAGATGAAACACCTACCTTAATACCTGATTCAATTAATGCTTTAAGGATATTTCCTGATGGTGTAGGTAAAATTTCAATTGCACCCATTACCATATCTCCTTTCCACCATATTTTTTTAATATTGTGGGATACATTTTTCAAGTTAATGATTTGAGAATCTGGATGGTCTAGTTCACCTAGAGCTCTATTTTCTCTAACCATATCCATGTATTTGTCTATCTCACGTTCCCATAACTCTTTAGCATAGTATCTACCATTACCATTTTTTACTTCACAAGTAGCCAATATCCCTTCAACTATTGGGTTGCCAGATATCCTATCACGAGACTCAGTAAGTGATTTAGGTGATACATTGAATGGGGTGACTTCTATAAGTAGTGGTTTCATAATTTTAGTATCCTTTAATGTCAAATCCTATGCCACCTGATTTATATTGAGTGTCAGGATTAATATGTTGAGCTATAAGTGATAATATACGAGCATCTGTTCTGGTTATTTCTTTGTCTATCTCCCATTGATCTGCCCTAACATTATAATAGATATATCTAGTTTTTGTTTCGCCAGGAACAACAGGTGATGGGGATTTAATTTGTATAATAACTTCTTCATATTCACCTTGTTGTGGTTTGGTATAAGTTACATCTTCAATAATACCACCCATTAAAGGTTTACCTCTAAATTTATTAAAAAATAGTTGGCCTAATTTCATTGTTCTTTGATCCTGACCTCGTTCGCGAGATACATCAGTTGCTCTTTTGAAAAGTTCAGGTGATATTTCATTTACTAATTCTTCTTTAATAAGATTACGAATCAATGAACGAAGTTTTTGTTCCATTAAATTTTCATTTATTTTTATTGATTGCATTCCTACTCTTTCTTTAACCATTTTTACAGCCATTTCTACTTTAGGAGAATTAACAACCATTACTTTGTTTCCATCTGTTTCGAATTTAACACCGTTATTTTTTAATTCAGATTTCAACATTGAAATTGCTTTATCTATACCTGAAATGGTTACTTTTTGGTTTTGTTCTTCGTTTTCTTTAAGTGCATTCAAGTTAGGAAGTAATAAATCTCCCTTACTCCAATATTGCTTAGAACCATCTTTATTGAATTTATCTTCTTTTGCCATTTCTACTGGTGCTTTAAATGGAAAATATTGTTTGAAGCTTTTACCTTTAAGAAGTGTAAATGGCTTATAGTTTTCTGATTTAGTAAGTAGAATTTTTGTTTGTTGAGGTATATCTTTAATACAATCTAAAATGTATGGGTTGTTAGCACCTTTCATTAGATTATTATATAGAATACCAGATACATATAAAGTTCCATCTTCAAACACCATAAGGTCTTTCATGGATTGACTATTAGCAAAACGATTGAAGATTTGACCAGGAAGAGCAAGAACTGGGGGCACAAATCGTTTTCCGCCTCCTCCTCCTTTGGTTGAGATAGTCATCATTCCATAATTTCCTCCTCCTCTTACTTCATCTAAATTTTGTTTAATCCAGTTTTTAGCTTCATCTTCAGAATTAAATGTTTTTTCTTTTTTTCCATCCATTGTACTGTAAGTAAGAATCCAAAAACGACCTTCGGGTTCAAGACTCCATGTTTCGTTATGTCCTAAATTGCCTTCTTGTAACTTCATTTTTTTTTCAACACCAGTAACACCTTTATCAGGCATTTCTTTTACTTTTTTAGGCATTGAAGTTTCTGCTTCTTTATCACCTAATGAGTCTTGAACATTTGATTTTGGTTCTTTGATTTTTATTTCAGTATCCAAATCACCATATCCACTTGACTTGTGTTTACCTTTAGGTTCTTTAGGTTCACCTAAACCTGGGGCTTCATTAGTGTATCCTAAACCTTTAACTCCAAACATTCCGTCTTTAGTATAGAATAAAGGATCCTTAGCTAAGTTTTTAACAACCATAGCTTTAATTTCATCACCTGTTTTTCCAGCATTTTTCTCATCTCTCATTTCAGCATAAAAGCCTTTCATGATTTCATTGAAATTAATGTTATCAGCATTTTTAGTGTCTGAATTATCGTAGGCGTGTGTTTGTTTGTCTTTAACTTCTTTGGATGTTTCTTTTTCTTCGGCTTTAACTTCTTCAGCTAAAATTTTCTTCCAATCGTAGATATCAAATCCTTTAGCTACAACACCACCTGCGGCTTCGCTAATGATTTGTTTTGATTTCAATACATTAGTTGCTGTATTAAAGTCAGTATATTGATTGAAGTATTCTGGAAATAAGCTACGAGCGTGTTTTAAGAATTGGTCTTTATTTCCGTTGCCACTCTTAATTGAGTTATATTGTTCTTGAAGTGTCA